AGATAATATTTCCACCTTTGTCTCTTACCGTCAATGCACCAGAATCAATATAATCTGCATTAATTCCCTCGGCATACAGAAGTTTGGTTATCATCGTTCCGGTCAACTCAAAGCCAAACGGATAAGTCTTTCCACCATCATTCGATACACCGATTGCCTCGGACGTAATTTTGATCACATTTTTGGATTCTTTCAAACTGGCTTTATCATGAAAATATGAGATTGTGCTTCCATCTTCCTGCTGGACGTAAGTCGCAAACAGTCCACTTCCTACAGAAAGAGATTCCTGTAAATTCTCGATAGCCTTTTTTCTTTCATTTCTTTCTTTTTCTACCAGTTTCCATGCATCCACATATGTCTGCGTTGCCTGACTATACCGGGTGCTGCTATTTTTAGCTGCACTCTTGGCGTTGCAGGCAATTGTCTGTCCTGAGCCGGGATGTAATGTAGTTGTTGTGAGGTAGGTATTATACAGTTTTCCGTTCCGGTCTTCTATTGTGATCGTGTCTCCGGCTTCTAAAGCTATGTCCGTAGGACATTGAGATTCAAACGGACGAAATACCATTCCCACGCATTTTTCGGCAATTATGGATGCAACCGTTTCCCCATCACCTTTGCGAATCAACTTGTTGTCGGAAATTCCCAGCACATATCCCTCTATACCGGAAATATAACTTCCTGACACATCTTCCGAAGAATCACTGTACTCTGTGACTTTTACTCCTGTAATAACGACATCTGTATGTTTTGGCGTGAAATTATACGTGACATTGATTTCCTGCGGATTTGTCTTTCCGGTATCGAACCATTTTACGCATAATCTTCCATATTCGTCGCATCGCAACCACTGACAGCCGATTTGAGCAACCCACTGTAATACCTGTCGAAAAGTCAGTGCATCATCGGCAGGACGTTGCTGCACAATGTAATCGTCGCGGTCAAATGATGTGGTCAAGAGGGTAACTCCGCACACGCTGCACGCATCACGAATGATCTGCGCCCTTGTAGCCGGATAAATTAATTTACTCTCGGAATAATCACGGTCGAATTTTCGCATATTATCTTCGCACGTAAGATCTATGGTCACAGTTTCAACTTCCGGCTGTTCTACAACTGTCGCGGTACAGATACGGACTTTTTCGGTTGTTCCATCATCGAGAGTAAGGCCGATATAGCAAACAACCTCTGCCCCGTCGAAATCATAGTCTGAGTATCGACTGTCAAAGTTATTGATACTCAAAGTCAGCACATTAATGATCGCGGAACCGATGTCGAAACTGTTATCTCCAGATACAGAATCCTCAAACATTACGCCGTTTGCCCACAAATCTGAGCTTGTCAAATTAAGTACGGTTCCATTCGTTAAAGTGATGTCGGCATATTTGAGATACTGTATATCTGTCCCGTTATTTACTTTTTCTTTCCAAGCGTTAGATAGATTTCGCCTTTTGTCACCTCTCGATCACGTCAAAACTAATAGATTCCGTCCGTTGGTTTCCTATCCACCACCATTTTACAGGGGCACTGCGGTCACCAACGTAGAATGTTCTGGTTTCGTATTTTCCCGACATCATGTCAGGGTAAGTTATCTGGATATATTCTGGATTGAATGCCTGCAAAATCTTCGCTGTGGTTGCCCAGTCCTTGCCATTCCACTGCAACGCCAGCTTTCTTTTTTGTGCGACTCGGTTTTTATGCATCAGCGAATCGTCGGAACGCCCGGACTTTGAAGCGGATATATCATTCAACCCCCATGTGTATGCTGACGGACAAGGCATCGCAATACCATCGACTTTTAAAAAAATGTCTGCCCTTATCTTTCCCCTTTCTTGAAACAATAGTGAACGTCTTATGATTCTCTATTGTACCATATCGGGGCTGTATGATTCAGTATGGAAAACGACTGCTTGCCAGAAGAATTACTGGTGACATCCGTAGGTTGTCTGGAACCATTGTTATTGATTAATGTTTTTCTGCTAGAATCAATTTGAATACGTTATGTGAGGAAATTATCACCTGCGATATTTTAAATGGATTTTGGCTCATTTTAATCAAGCAATGATTATCTGCCTGTTGCCACAGGAACTATTCGTTTTTATTTATCGCTTATCAACTCTATTTGGTCTGAAAGTTTCATTGCAATATTTTTCCTAATGTCACCTGTTAGGAAATGAAAAATACGATAATTTGTATCTTCTCTGAATTCTGTGTCAAAATACATATCAATACATGATTCGTAAATATATTCAAAGCCATAGGCATCTGCTAGTTCAATCATTTCGTTTGGCATTGCAATAATCCCATCTACTGCAATCTTTATATATTCTTCTTTCATATGGACATGGCTTTTTCCCATTTTGCTTTTGTATTTTTCCAAAAAATATAATATGACATTAGTGACGTTCGTTTTCAAATCTTTATATTCTTCATAGCCAGCATCAATCCAATATTGGTTTATTCCTTTTCGCAAAAGAATTTCACTTATTCCCGTTCCGAGTGGAGACTGGTTGCTCCTTGTTTCCGGTTTACCCGGACATGGAGAATCTACTGGTACTACTTTAGTAGTATCAGAATCTTTAACTCTCTTTCTATAAACCTCTTCTAAATCTCTATTATAGTTCTTATTAATTAAAGCGTTTCCTTTTTCGGGAAGTTCCTTTTTCCCATTTTGGGAATTTCCATGGTTTTTCCTTTTTTGGGAATTTGGAACTTCCTCTTTTGGGGAAAACCAGTATTCATCAGTATTTGAAGCGTCTTTTTTATAAATTTCTTCTTCTGTCAAATTCTGATTTGAAGAATCTACTCTATTTTGCTCAGCCTCATTATCCTTGATGATTTTAATGGCAATTTGTTCTTTCCATTCTTTGATAGCAACATTTATTACTTCGTCATTAGGCCTGATATGTGTTGTTGGTGCACCATTAATTTTAAATTTTTCAACAACTACCAAATTTCTAGCTTTTAATTTTTTCATCGCAGAATCATACTGCTTAGGTGCAACTCTTATTTCGTTTGCCCATTCATCTCTACGCCTAGCAATCCAAAAATAACCTTTCTTTTTGATTTTTGTTCTAACGCACTCATTTTTTGAATCTTTATCAAACCAGTACATAATTTGAGATAATAAAACACCTGCTGTCAAATCACCTGCAATATCGATATAAGCATGTAAAGTATGATTAAATCTATGTGAAAATATGTAATCTACTTTTCTTTCTAATTCATTTTGAGATAATTCTTTGATTTGTTCGCTCATAATAGATATAGATAACCTCCATGTCGTTAATGCGTGACTGCCTTGTAGCCACAGATCCATGATGTATAAAAACAACAGGCAGGTGCATCATGGAATTGCACTTGTCCCCCGTCGGGTTAGCCTGTTGGTTTTACCAAAAATTACAATACGCATTTTGAGTGTGAACTGTTCTGACAAACAAAAAAAAGGCATACTAAAGAGTCCTGAGGCTTTTACCTCTTTTATCCTTAGTATGCCCGGGTTCAACATCCCTTATGCGTATTTATATATTACCATATTCTGACACAGAAATCAATAGGCTGGGGACGGATTCATTCGATAATCTGTGTTTTCTTGTGCTTTTGTGACAAGTCTCGCAAGTTCACGTTCATTGATTTTGATGCTGTTCATGATGTACTCAGGAGCAGAACCACCTATTCCACCATTGTTCATTATCGCAGTAACAACACCGCGTTCCACTGCCGCCGCAAGTTCTTCAGCCGACAATCCCATGGAACCATCGTAACCAGACATGATGCTGTCAGCAATGCCTTTCATTACCTTTCGGTTTTCCAGAGGAAGAACCGCTTCATTACCAGCCTCGCCAACACCGATCACGGATGCCTTACCGAACAGACCGCCTTTCGCATACCAGTTTACACCAGAATTCCAGTTGTAAGAATAGTGGTTCCCGCTTGTGGAAGCGTTCATGTTCATCCACATATGCGGCGTGCTGATATGGACAGACCTCATACCGTTCGCCAACTCTTGCATTGCATTTCTGCCGACATTATACAGCCCGGTAAACTTGCTCTTAATTGTATTCACAACACTATTCAAGGAACTACCGATTTTGCTGTTCATATCCTTTGAAATGTAAGAAGATACAGCTTTTCCAAGTGACTCCCATTTGCCGTATGCAATGTTGTACTGGCTCTGGAAATGGCTTGCTACAGATTTGTCCATGAAGCCGAGTTCCGTGCTTACTGCAACTTTCATTTCTCTGGCTTTCAAGGTTGCTTCTCTTGAGGAATTTCCCCAATGCATAGACGTTGTGGTGTCAACGCTACTCATGTAAGTGTCTGCCTGTTTCTGGATTTCTGCAAAATCATCAGTAGCTGTCTTTGCCATTTCATTTGTTGCTGTTGTAGTATCTTTAGATGCTTTTCCGGCAGAGGAAGAAATGGTTTTCTGTGCCCCAACGATATTCTTTTCAATCGCAGTTTTTGTTGCGACAGTTGCATCAGGAAAATCTTTTGACAGTTTATTGTTCAACTCATCAAGCGGAACTCCGGCATTTTTGAGCGAAGTGTAAACTGCATCTAATGCATCTTTTGTGCTCGTGATAGTACCGCCATTATTAGCGTTATCCAATTCGTCCATAGCAGTCCTGTACGAACCACCAAATTCATCAGACTGTAAACTCAGCATATACAGTTCGTTTTTAAGGTCAGACATACTGATTTTGGATGTGTCGAATTTAGAAGCAGCTTCTGATACTCCTTCGCCAAGTTCTGCAATCTTCTTTGTCATGCCGTCCACAAACTCTGCTGATACACCCGCTTGCGTTCCATACAGTCCGAGAGCAGTTCTGGCTTGATCTGCGGAAACACCGTATTCTTTCAGTTTTTCAACCATGTCTGAATACATTTCATCATGGCTTTTTCCAAGTTCCTCATCGGTTTCAATCAGTTGCCATAATGCTTCTGACTGCTCGTTGGTAAGGTTTGCTACATTAGTCAGCTGAGTTGCATAATCATGCAGATAACCGCCGTACTGTGTGGTCATTCCATTGCCGCCCTGCATGGTCTCAAAAAGTCCTGCAAGTTTCTTTGTAAGTGCAACTGCACCTACTGTTGCTAATGCGATTCCGCCGCCAGTCGCAACAAGACTTCCAAGAGAAGTTCCTAACGCCGGAACAGCCGTTTCTGCGACAGATGTTATTGCTGGATTGAGCATTCCTTGAATTGCGGTAGAAAGTTTCGTTGTTACGGTTGAACCGGTCAAAAATTTCGTAATGCTATTAACAAATGGCATCAACTTTGAACCGACTGCAAATATAGCTATTGCCTGAATGAATGTACCGGCAGATGTACTTCCAAGTCCTTCCCAAATGCCGCCAAGAACACTTGTCAATACAGTAAGCAATTGTTTAAGATGTTTTCCCCAGTCGATTTCACTAAGGAATACACCGACATTGTGTCCAAATGCTTCCCAGTCAACACCTTTGGCAATGTCAATCAGTGCAGTAAGCAAATGATTTATGAAATCTTCTAATTTTGCCCCGTTTCCTTTCCAGTCAAATTTCTGCATGAACGTAACAATACCGCCTGTGATATTGTCAACCATTTCATCCCAGTCGAAAGTCGCAGTGAAAGAAGCAAGCGTATCAAAAGCACCATTCAGTCCGGTTGCCAGTGCATCTGCAATCTCTGTGAAACTTATCTTACGGAAGATTCCGTTGAGTCCATTCGCTACAGCAACACCAATTTCGCTGTACGGAAGATTCTCAACAAATCCCGCGAAGATTTTCCATCCACGCATAAAAGAGTTGCCAATAAGATTTCCGAAGTTTTCCCAGTCAACTTCTCTTACAAGTCCCGCGACTCCAGAAGCAAATTTCGCCCCGAGATTCTTCCAGTCAATTCCCTCTAAAAGTTGATTTGCCGTATTAACAATAGTATTAATACCAGCACCAAAAGTACGCCCGATCAAATCCCAGTTGATGTTATCAACAAGGCTGTTGAACGTCTGAGTGAATGCACTGGTAAATTTCGTGATATATGGCCCAACTTTATTCCAGTTGATAGCATCATAGAGTTTTTGCATACCCCAATTGATGCCATCGGCCATTATTTTTCCAAGACCTTTCCAGTCTTTTTTCTTAAAAGCATTAACAATAGCATCTGCCATCTCGTTTGCCCTGTTAGACATCTTTTTAAATGCTTCGTCCCATGCTTTCTGATAATTGGCGAGTGCCGCGTCCAGTGCTGCATCCAATGCCGGAAGATGTGCTGCACTACCGCCGTTCGTCCCGGATGTTGGAGTACTCGTACCGCTAGAATCAGAGTTATCACTAAGCTGATTTAGTTCATCAAAAGAAAGTACGGATAATGTTTTTTCAAGTTTTTTGGCGTTTTTATTTGCAGTATCAATAGAATCACTGGCATTGTCCATTTCGTCTGCAATATTACTTGTATCAACAGCAATTCCACCCGTAGAAGCAACATAGTTTGATAGTTTAATGCCAAGAAGTTTCGCAATATAAGCGAACATTCTTTGCAGCGCGATTACAATTGCGTTAATATACGGAAGAACTGTTTGCAGTATAGGAATGAACAAAGAACCTATTGTTCTTCCGAGTGATGCGAAGTTAGATTGAAGCATACGAATCTGGTTTGCTGGCTGTTCTCACATTGTTACCGTAAAGGCTTTTTATCCTTTACTTCTTGCAGTTTCCCACAAGGTCGGCGTACATTTTCAACCACAAAAATAAGACGTATTTCTACGTCTTATGGTTGTCGAGTACTCTTGGGAGAATTATATTTATTCATCTCCTACGCTCTACGGTGTTGCATAGCCTTTCGCAATCTATGCAATTACCTCGGTATTACCATGCCGAACATTGATATAATCTTCATACTTGCACCAATAAAAACCTTTACATTTATTTCCGGTGCATATTGCTTTATGAATTTGCTTATGAACTTTGGTTTCTTCACCCAAAAATCTTGCAGCTTCTGAACAATTTCTAAAATGATTTACAGCTTTTTTATTTTCGTCTAACTGAATTATTCCACCTTTAATAGAGATTCCTTCAAACTTATAATTTCGACTTTTGTCATATTTCTCTGAATAAATCCATTGATAACCTCTACACCTTTTCACCTTTCCTGTTAGGCATGCAGAAATGTTTGAACGTCCAATTTCAAGTGTTTCGCTGGATTCGGTTATTGACTTAAATTCATTTATGAAATTTCCATCAAGATCTAATTGTATTATGCTCTTTCTTTTAGATGATTTCTTTTTATATGGATTTATAGGAAGAATTTCATCCTCTACTTTATATCTCCATTGATAACCACCAGAAGAATGCGTAATTCCATTGGCACAGTCACCTATGTTATGCCTTCCTATTCCAGTACACACAGAAGCATGAGCACAACTCAAAAATTCTTGAATGTAATTTCCGTCTAAATCATATTGAATTACTGGCAATGAATTCCAAGACACACCACCCTCACCGCCTAATGTTATATTATATCCATTTGAACTTTGAGAATGAATGCAAGTATTCAATTTCTTAATCCAATAAATTTCTTTTTCTTTTATTTCTTCACTAGAATATGCGTAGTCAACGATTTTCCATTCAAAATTTTCTACGCCATATTTTTTTAATGCTCTGTGAAATGGAAGATCATCGTCTATATCATAAATGTGTTCATTTTTTCTCTTTTCAAAATTATAAGTTTTTCCAACGTATATTTTACCGTTGATTTTGTTTGTAGCTGTATAAACAACAAATTCTTTTTTCATTATATCACCCATATTTATTATACCATAAATATGGAATTCAGTACAGGCTTCACCGATTTTACTCGATTTTCACTAACACATTACTATGTTAGGCGACAAGTGATAGTTCACAAAAACCATCGTCTATCGTTTTAGCCAAATCACCCCATGCATACTGTGAGCTATTCAGAAAAATAATCGTTCTTAAGATTGTTTTGTCTGCCTGAGATAACTTTGATATGCTGGTGTCGATTCCCAGATTGTATAATTTTTGTTGCATATTAGCATTACGGATATTGATGCCGTACTTGTCCATTGCACGGCTCATGCCAGTCAAGCCGGATGCCATATCCTGCCATACATCCTCAAAGTCCATGTTTCGTACAGAAGCAAGGTCAGCACCAACCATAGTCAAGGCATTTGACAGCTTCAATGCAGTTTCCGATGTATCTCCCATAGAAGATGCCATCTGTGCAAATGTTGCCTGATACTGCATAGTCTTTTCCGGGTCAAGCCCAAGATTGGCGGTATTGGTTCTGGTCAGTTCACCAGTATCTGAAACTTCAAACCCTGTCAGCTTCTGTGAAAGTTGCTTAGCTCTTTCTTGGAACGAATCTGCATATGCTTCAGCGGATTTTATACCACTTTTCTTCCATTCGTCCGTATCTGCATTCTCAGCTACTTGCTTGAATGCAGAGTTGAAATAGTTGAGAGTTTCCACATAATTGACAGCTGATTTTATCGGCTTGAACAGTGTAGAACCAATCCTCTGTAGGAAGAACATTCGCATATACAAGCTGTTGATTTTGTTACTAATTGTAGTAAAAATTCCAGACATCTTCTTGATCTTGGATGCGGTATTGATCGCAGATATTCCGATCGTTGCGATTGCAGATGCAGCCTTTTGACCAAGAGAAATCGTCTTTAAAGCAAATGTGGAAAATACCCGTGACATTCCTCGTATAGCAATTTCCGTCCTCGAAGAAGAAGTGCTGATAGTATTGAACGAATTCGATACAGAACTGGTGGAACTTCCAATATTTCCACCTGCTCTCGCCAATTGTGCTAATGCTTCTGTCATACGGACAACATCTGAACTGATATTCGGTGCATCACGCATGGCGTTAAAAAATTCAAGTAATGCCTTGGACAGCATAGATAACTGGCTTGCAGTCTGCCCGGTCTTGTTTCCTGCACTTGCCAGTCTTGCAATAGATTGGACAAATGTGTTGACAGATTCAGAAACATCTCCAACCGTACTCATCTTTTCGGTTGCTCTTTTTAATCCGTCTGCAAGGCTTGTGATTTCCTTAGAAACCGTTCCAATAGAATCACCAGTCCCAGCTAATTTCGCCACAGAGGAAACAAAACGATTTACACCGGATGAAACATTCGGGATATTTGCCAATGTCGACAAAGAAGATACCATACTTCCAAGTTTTGAAGTATCGAAATTACTTACATCTACCTTGGCTAAACGGTTCATGGCATTGATAAATGAGTTTACTCCGTTCTCTTTAAAGTCCACTTTTCCAATAGATGATAATGATTCCGAAACCCGTTGCATACCCGTGGACAATCCAGAAGTCTTTGAGTTCAAAGAATCAAATGCAGATACAACTTTTTGGAGTTCATTTGCGTATTTCTGAATGCCACCGGTCTTAACACTTCCTAATGATTTATCCAATCCAGATAGACTTTTGGATAAATTTCTGATTGACTGTACCGCTCTTTCAGTGCTACTGGTTATCTGTATATCCAGAGTATCTATGGTATTGTCAGCCCTTGAGCCACCTCCTTTTAATCAAAAAAAATAAAGGGCAGACAAGACTTTTAATCCTGCCTGCCCTCATCATCATTGCTGTGATTCAGTTCGAAATTCGCTTGCATAAGTTGCAAAGTCATAAGTAATTTTTCTCTTTGTCGTTTCTTTTCTGCCTCAGAAAGATTTTCACCTTTCTCTTGTTCTTCTTGTATATCTTGCAAGAATGGCTTATCAAGATACTTCGCCTTGGATTTCTTGCCAACAAGTACAGTCGCAACAGCAGTCTGGACAGCACACATAGTATACATATTGTACTGCCATGCCTGGGCATCCCACTGCCGCTGTTTTAATTTGTAAGCATCGAGATATGGTTCAAGGTCAAATGGTGTGGAATCCCAGAACTTTTCTTCAGAAACACCGATTGATAAGTACAACGGAAGTAGCTTTTTGTGGACTACTTCAGAAAAAGTCAGCTCTTCTTCTTGTGATCCTGTGGAGTCTTCGGAAGTTCCTCCTCCGCTTTCTCCATTGCATTTATCATGCCGGATAAAAAACCGTTCTTCTCAAGCTCCTCACTTGCTTTTTCAAATAAAGTAAATCCATTATGAGGATTTTCCTCTGTGGATTCATCTTCGTAGTCGTCCAGAAGGTCACATACCTTTTCATATGCAATTTTCTTTTCTTCTTCGGTTTCGTACCCGAATTCATCTTTGTGTTTTCTTTGCAACCCTGCCAGAATCAGCTCTGGAAGCATTTTAATCATATCTTTCGGATTGGTGATTGACCCCATAGAGGACACCTGTGTAAGAATGTCCGACTGGGTAAGTACGCCATATCCGAATTTTACTTTGTATGTTTTATCATTTACTGAGAAACTAAACATGAATTACCCTCCCTGTTTTTACATCTTATTCAGCAGCTGCTGTCGGCTCAACTTTGGTATCCAGTCCCTTATACTTATTGATAATAAGAGAAATGGACATGGTTGCCGCTTCGTTCTGTGCAATTTCCGGCATCGGGATTTCACGACCACATTCTGCGATAACAAAGAACGCGTCGGACATATCCGGGAATGATACCTGGAACCATGTTGCCAGTCCTGTAGTTTTTGCATTCTTAGAATCTTCGTACAGCTTCTTGATCTGTTTAACGGATTTGTCTGGATCCATGATAAACTCAATCTCCCAAGTACCACCTGTGTCCTGTCTGCCTGCCGCATACTGAGTCAGGTAGTCTTCCAGTGCGGAAACGTCAATCTGTTCTGTTTCAAGAGAAATACCACCGATGGAAGAAGCCTCTTCCAACTGTGTGAATTTAGCTGGCTTTGTACCTTTTACCGTTTCAACGGCGTATGAAAATTTTACACCAAGTGTTGTTAATCGTGCCCTTACGTACTCCTTTCCGTCTTTCGACCCATAAATAATTATTCTTCTTTATTCGCTTGCTTTACGATCTGGTTCACATAGTTACTTAATCCTGCGACAAGAATTCCCTGTGTGATTGCTGTGAAAACTGCCATTGCAATTTCGCGAGAACCAGACATTGTGGAAGATGCGACCACGTAAATTCCGCAAATCAGAATTCCTAAAACACCAAGGATTGCCGGGATATATTTGTCCGGTATGACTTCGGATTTTTTGATTCCCATTCCGATAAAGTACAGTACTACGGCTACAATTAGAAGTTCCGGCTTCACATAGTTCATAATCTGTTCCATGTTCGTTCACTCCTTTCCTAGAGTAATGTGCCGGTATATATCCGGCTGTATCTGCTGACAACTCGCTTGATACTGTTATCGGCATTGCTTTGTTTGACTGGTCCGTATGTTCTTCGGAAACCCATACCGACCATGGTTTCATGGCTAACTGCATCAATGTCGTATGCTTTTGAGGAACCCTTTGCCCCGGATGCATACGATTCGACTTGAAATGATGGCATTGTGGCACATTCATCCCCCTCAAGATTGCTTCTTACTGTAGGACTGCCAAGTAAGAATAACCTTGCGTATGTCTTTTTAGTGGAAGCTATTGTCTGGCTTTCATCCATGGAATAATTCCCTTTGCCGACAACTGGCTCGATTGCCTTTGACCATCTGGAAAACACTTCTTCAATTGAGTTTTTTACAGTATCTGACCTTTCATCACCCTACCTTTTTGCATGAAAAAAGCACCCACCATTCCGGCAGATGCTTTTATATACTATAGTATACCATTTTCCTAAGTATGTTTCAGTATGGAATTGCTATTGCCGCAACAGATGCACGGGCGTATAATTGGTACAAAATCTGTGACAAGGAGAAATTTTAAAATGCTCAAATCCTATATGAATCCGATCGATGAAAAAGTCACTATCTATGGAAAAGAGTATCTGCTGATATGTCAGCCACCGCAAAACCCGGAAACTGCTTCCGTGTCTTTCATCGCGGAATGCGATGGCAGAAAGGTTCTGATTGATTGTAAGATACTAGACCCCGACGACCCGGAGTGCTATGACATAGAATCGCCAGACCTCATCATAGACATGGACTCTGGAAAGATTATTTATCCATGAATTACTGTGCAGAAAACACTTCTTTTGCAATTCTACGGATGTTCTGCATAATTTCTACACTTGCTTTGTACACGGGCATCGTAGCTTCTGTACCGTAAGAACGTACCCATTCGCCAGAATCTGCTACATATACCCATGATTCATTTTTTCCTTTTCCTTGTCCGTAGGAACCAATGGTATATCCGAATTCTTCTCCTTTTGGATGGGGACTTGTTCCTGCCGGAGTGTTGTAATGAATACCTGCACCGAATTCTATGAACAAAAGCCCCGAACCCTCGCATACAAGAGTTGCCCGTGCATAGTTTCCAAACCTGTTGATTTTGATGTAGGTATTGTGATTTTTATCAGAATCTCCCCGTGCTGATGCAATGTTCTCGTCTATGATGGGAATTCCCAGTTCTGCCAGTCTTTGCACGAATATCTCATTTTTATTCTGCAAGCTGTTCTGGTATGCTTTCAACTGCTTAATGGCATCTTGAATGGATTTTGAATTCAATGTACATTTAATTTTTTTGCTCATTCTCTGCACCTATCTTCTTAATCCCATATTTGGCTACATTGCCCCTCTGAGTATCAAGAACCTTTTTCAAACGGTAATCTGGCGGTGTTGTAGGAATACCATCTTCCAGAACCAAGTTTCCCAGTATGTCAACCTGTGGCACGGTATCAATCCAAAATACATCTCCCTCTTGCGGATGGAAAGAACGGTTAAAGGAAGTAATGTACCTGTCGTAATCTGGCACAATTCCTGCTGATATTTCCTCGGGTGTTCCTGCGGTGGATGATACGGAAAACTTAAAACTTTGCGGTTGACTGTATGTCGGTACGGTATCTATTCCGTCAAGTGTTTCGGTTACCCTAGACCAGTATATTGTTTGCTTTTGACGTTTTAATCCTCTCATATGATTCCTCCAAGTCGTCTACATCTACATATTTGCGGCAGTCGTGCTTTGATTAAATTGCATACTTCATATGGGATGTTTTTACATCCTCATCCGCTACTTTGGCGTATATTGTTGTTGTATTTATATTGACATGTCCTAAAATCTTTTGTACTTCCGTAATTGGCGTTCCTCTTTGAAGTAGCATAGTGGCAAGCGTATGGCGAAACAGATGCGGTGTTAAAGGTCTGTCCAATCCTGATTTTTTTCCGATTTCACGGACAATCTTCTCGATAGCTTCTTTCTTCAACGCCTGATGTGGTTTGCGATCACTCACAAACAGATATTCTGAATCATCATCTCTGGAATCAAGATACTGTTTCAAAAGAAGTTTACAACGAGCATTCAAATACGTTTTTCTGTGCTTATTTCCTTTTCCCAGTACCACAATTTCTCCCTTGTAAAAATCCACATCCGACTTTTTTGCTATACACGCTTCGGTTACTCTCGCCCCAGTACTATATAAGAACTCTATCAAGGCTTTTTCTCTTACGGTCTGGCAAGTCAAACGTATTCTTTCCAATTCCATTTCTGACAGTGGCTTCTTCTGAATCCGTTCATACTTAATATTTTTGATTGAGCGGCAAGGATTTTTGCTGATATATCCCTCATTTGCCGCCCACTCAAAGAATGCGTGAATTGCAGTTCTACGGCTGTCCAGTGTACGATTACTGATGTTTCTGTTTTCTTGTGTTGTGTACAGATATACACGAATGTCATTTGCGGTAATATCTTTTACATCTTTATTTACGGTAAAGAAAAAATCATTGAGATACAGGTTGTACAGTTCAAGTGTATTTTTACTCAAACCCTCGATTTTTCTGCTTACAATGTATGCTTTGTAAAAATCTGGTAAATAACCAGTATACTTCGCAACTGCGGTTTCCCTTGTTTTCACATCGAAGTTATTCACATACAGCACCAGTTTGTCTCTGATTGTACACAAATATTCGTCTGGCACTTCTCCATTTAACTTTGCCATAAATCCATCAATAAACTGTTCTCTCATAAAAAATACCCTCCTTTTGGGTTCACAAAGGGAAGGTACTGTGATATAATATACCCGTACCCTTTGTGGTGCTTGGGCTGAACTTTTTGATTGGTAGTCGGGAGTTCAGCCCTCCTTTTTTGTTACGCATATTATAACACGCCCTATGCGAAATGGGTATCTTTTATTCAATTTCACTTAAAAATAATTAACAAAAGTCGTGTATATGTTTGGAAAATATGCTACAATCAACCTATTAAGGAGGTGTCGCAAAATGTTTTTAAAATTAAAAGTCCATTGCACTTGCGGATGCTGCTATTACATCAACGAAAAAATTTCAGTAGACAAAATTACCTGCCCGAACTGCGGTATTGAATATCCGTACTCCGAAGAAGCTATTAAAATGCTTAAAATAGCGGATGAGATTAGTGACGGTGGTGATCCTGTTCTACCTAATAACTCCAAAATTCGGACGGAAGTTGTAATATCTGAGAATGATACTTATGTACCTCCGTCTGTAGCTGAATTTTGGGAGAAGCATAAATAATTTAATTCTGTTACAGGGAGCACAGCAGAAAATGATGTGCTCCACTTTTTTTACTTAATTAACTAAAGCCCTCTTTAGTTAATTAGCATTATAAACTTCGTAGGAAATTCTCAATAATTGTACTTTCTAATTCGTGAGTCTGCCAATTTGGATGTGTATTAGTTGGATAGTCCACGCCTTGTATTTGCTTTATGCTTGTTTTCATCGAATCACTCATATTTGGATTCCAACATCTAATCATAGATGGGGTTCTTTCATCACCATTCAAATTCAGATAGGGGTATCCATACTTTTTGGCAAGGGCAATTTGTGCATCTGTCCATGCTTCTCTTTCTGTTCCATTAGTAACAATAATACCAACATGAGCATAAGGTCTATTGGTTCTTAACCACGAAAGCACTTCATTATACGCTCCAAAATATGTTGATACGTCCGTATCATCAATAGTGCCTAGTGTAATCATGCCTGTTGCCTCTTCTCCATCCGGTGTCGTTCCATGACCTACGGAATGATTAACGTCGTTGATTCCTAGCATGATTGTAACATAATCAACGTCTTCTGGTATTTTCTGATAATAGCAATCAGCAGCAGGGCATGTTATTGAATTTGAAAAAGTTCCATCAGCAGGATATGCCATTGTTCTTCCGTTCAAAAAGAAAGTATCATCAATTTCAATTCCCGTTTTAAGTGAAATAAGGTATGGGTAACTTGCATACTTCCCTTTATACTTGCCATCTGAAAATGTTTTGTTTGTATATCTTGTAAAACTGTCACCAAAAGGAATCCACTTTTTTCCTTTTAATCCATTTTCTGAAATATTAATCTGTTTTAATATCCACTCCATAGTATATTTTGACGGAAGAATATTAAAATTCTTAAAATATGCCGAATTACTCGGATATTCATCTGTTTCATAAAGATAAGATACATTTTTACAGCCAACATCTTCTGCTAAATAGTCACTTGCATATACAGTGATGATTGCGTAACCGTCTATTGTAGGTGTAAATGATTGCTCACCAACACTACCACTCCCATTTATTAATTCGTCGTATTTATAGCCTGTATCATCAAGGATACTAACAAATCTAACCCTTGGATATACCGTGTAGGTATTTCCGCTTTTTATACGAATTTTTTCAAAGAAATAATACGAATCACTGCTCGTTTCTTTCCCTTGTGTATAATAGCCTTTTTTTGCATTTTTCCCCTCTAACAGATTTATTGTTTCAATATCTGTACGATGCAGAGTTGATTTTACAGCATCAAATTCTTCATTCATATAATGAAGTTTTGCAACCAATTCATTTTCTAATCCGTTGAAATTTTCCCATACTTTTTTACCATTAAGAGAAAGACTACCACCACTATTAAACTTGAAAGATGCCTTGATATATGTATACTCTGTACCAAAAGCATTTGGATTTATCACTTTTTCTTTATTCGCTGTCCATCTGTTAATTCTTTTGAATGCAGAATCGTAAGCGGCCATATAAACAGATGCATCAACTTCACTTACATTCCATTCATAAAACCCGCCTCCAAACGGAATGTAAGGTGTAACATAATAGCCATCTTTTAATGTTCCGACATTGGAATCTGTAGAAGTCAACGCTTTTCCAATTGTAACGTCAGAAACCATAGAAAATGTATTTACACTCTTCTCTTTTAAATCACCTATATCTTCCTTTAGTGAACCAGTTTCCTCTTTCAATGCAGCAACGTCCGTCTTGTTCTGCTCGATCTGCCACGCCTGTTCTGTGGTGGCTCCGGGAAGCACTGGATTTACCGTCAGATAATTCGTAACAGCACTTTGTATCTTCTCATCACTCACAGTGACGTTCTTAAGCATATGTTTTAAAGCACCATATGCCTTTTCGGAACCAAATCCACGCTCTGTAATATTGGTGATAAGTTTCCATGTTTTTTCCTCACGGTCGTACTCATAGTATTCTCCCGTATCAGACATAAAACAGGATGCCCCGCCCGAAGCGTATTTTGCAATAACATCATTCAGGACAGAAACGTCCGCAGATAATCCTTGATATTTTCTAGGTTCTCTTGTATCAACACATCTTATGCTCTTGAAGTCTGGAATCACATCACCCGGTTTATATTCCTGACCGTCAACGATCACTGTGTTCTCTGCTATTCTTGCCATTTATGCAATCATCCTTTCTGCCCCAACAGGAGCCACATATGTAAATCGGTTTCCTAAAATATCTCTGGCTGTGCAAATAACAAACTGTCCATAGTCTGCCAGAATATTGCATACAAATTCCTCTGCATCTACCCAATATCGTTTCTTGACCATGCGATGAAGTTCTGGTAATAAACCATAACTGAACATCACGCAATGCCCTAATTCATGGATAAACACACGGTTCAGAAGTTCTCCGTACAGATTATTTGCAATCGAAATTGTCATTGTAGAATAATCTGATACCGCAAGTGTTCTCTGCCCTGTACGGTCAATTAAAACACTATCATGGGGCGAAACAAAGCGAACTTTCCATAAGTCCCCGTTCATATAGAATTGTCTTAGCATGGCTTATCACCATCCTTTCCATCAAAAAGCCCCTGCCGCATTACTGCAACAAGGGCTTAATTTTATCTTTCGTTTAGTTCATCTGCTGTATCAGACGGGTCAGATCAGTTCTTATCTGCTGTTTGAGATTCGCGTCTGCATCTGACCACATTTCAGACATCGTACGGATGACATCTTGTGTATACTCTTTCATGGACTCGTCCATTTTTCTCTTGGATTCCGTGTCGTTGGAATCGTGATAATGCCTGCGATTTTCGCTGTATCTGTCGTAGGTTTCCCCGTATCTGGACTGATTATGGTTCATTCCATCCATCCTCATATCGCTACGGTCTGGATGATAACCCATGCGGTACATATTACGTTCAAACTCTGGATTGTTCAGATACTCGTCCATCCAGCCATCATCTTCCATGTACAGATATGGTTTATATCCCATACGACTTCCTTTGCCTTTCGGGGCAAATCTGCCGTTGGAATAACGATACCTGTCATATCCCATGCGTCCAAGATACTTTTCTTCCTGTTCGCATTCGTCCATAGCTTCTACGATTCTGTAATCTTTATCTGCACAAATCGCACACTTTACGGATTCCATGCAGTCTTTCAGATCGTCCCAGTCTTGAGCACTGAGATTGTCGAAGCCATGTGCCTTGGCTTTTTCCATAGCCCATTTTCCCATTTCCATTGCAACTTTATGCATTACAGTGCCCCCTTTCTAACAGCCTGCGTAACAGGTGTATCTGCTGTTGGGGCTGTACCATTAATTGCTGTCAAATTGTTATTCGGACTACAAGCCGGTTTTCCTAACATCTTGAATGCTCCACCAGTTGCACTTGTTGCTACTCTGGTTGCGTACTTTGTTCTGGTTCTTACGCCACAAGCTGTAACCTGTGCACAGCAACGATTCTGTAATGGATACAGAGTTTCCCCTGTTCCTATCTGAATCATTACCGGGGCGGCAATCGTAGTGGTTGTTGGTATACTTTGTGCGATCACAATGCAATATTTTTCTCCATTACTATAATTGCCTGCCGGAAGTGCGATTACAAGATTGCCACCAGTAAACGCAACGGACTGGCTTATCACAAGATGATTACAGAGTTTACAAACATTTTTACAACTCATATTTCTACCTCTCAATCAAAATAAGAGGTGAGCCGTAACCCACCTCTTAGAATTAGTCAACCTCTAAGGGTGAGTTACTTAGCAACAACCGTTACCATATGTATTACATCCTGCGTATGCATATGGAGCTGGAACCTGGAATGCAGGAATCGGAGCCGGGTTGATTGCATTGATTAATCTCTGAGCCTGTGCGTACATCTCTGTTGTAAGCAATGCGGACTGACGATCCTGAGATGCAGCACGTTTCAGATCAGAGTTCTCTGCCTGTAATGTTGCAATCTTATCGTTAGTCAGGAAGTCAAGGATTGCTCTTGTGTTGCTGTTCTGGTTTTCCAGAAGATCTCTGGTGTTGTTGTTCATTGTGTTCTGGAGAGCACAAGTGTTGGTAGCAAGGTTGTAGTTGATACCCTGTATAGCTTCTCTTGTTTCACAGCAACAGTTTGCTAACTGAGACTGTAATGCGTTGGTATTCTGCATACCGGCTACAGTATCAGCATTGATTGCCTGCTGAACGCCGTTGAAGCCTTGAAGCATTCCGACATTCATACCATTAAAGCCACTCTGCATGGTATTGTTAAGAGAATATGTGCTGTCACAGATACCCTGCTGAATACCTCTGATACCATTCTGAATATCATTAAGGGCGAATTCCTCATTAATATCTGAACGGGTAGCCCATCCTTGGAAGCCGGCACCGTTCGCACCGTTTCCACCATTACCGCCGAAGCCACCGCCCCAGCCGCCGAAACCTCCCCATCCGAAGATTGCGAAGATCAGTACGAGCCAAATAAGTGAAAAACCATCGCCGCCCCACATATCATTGGCACGATTATTAGAGCCTGTAGCGGCGGCAATGTCGCTAAGACTGTAATTAGAACCATTCATCATGTTTTTAGTCTCCTTAAATTTTATTTACAATAGGAGACATCCGCGGCTGTCGTCCCAAATTGTAGCGATTCTGAATCACCCAATTATGGGGAAAAGTTATAATCCAAGGAATTTTTGTATAATTCCGTCTGGTGATAAGTGTTTTTCATTAAATACATTTTGCTGTATTTGATGCAACTGGTCTGTATCACCTTTTTTGTATAAATCCAATGCATTCTTTAATGTTGGATTATTTCCTGCAAATTTACTCATATCGTTCATCATGTTATCAACACTTCCGAACCTCTGAGAAATCATTTTCTCAAATTGCTTTTTCATCATGGCGTTTGGACTAAAATTCATCTTTGTTTACCTCCGTTCTGCTGTTTTGCAGGCTCCGATGTCCCCGATATAAATGTCGGGAACATGTCTTTTATTCCAGAAATCTCAGAACAAACATCGTTACGGAGCTGATTAAACATGGACTCAATGTCAATCTGTTTTTCTTCCTGATTCGGCTGCTGCTGTTCGTCTGGATTTAAAAGTCGGTAAACAAAAATTCTGCTTCTTCCGTCTGCCTGTAATTGCTTTTTGTATATTTCTGTTCCGTCTGTTTTTGGATAGTAAACAGGATTGCCGGACATATCAACGTCCTTTGCTTTTACAGTATCAATCCCATCAACCATCTGCCCTTGTAACATGGCAATCTGCGGAATCTGTTGTATTGGCTGTTGCATCTGCATTTGTCCATAAGGCATTGCCTGCTGATAATTGCTTTGCAGCTGTGCCAGTCTATCTTGATACGGCTGCGCCTGCATCTGTTGATACGGGCTTGCCATCACTGGTGTTTGGTAATATGGATAATTCGCCATAAATATTCCCTCCTGTACGGGATTCCAGAATCATGCCCATATCATCTACAGACAGATGCTTCTCCCATAACCCCTCATAGGGATTCTCTAATACAAGCATAATCGTTATCTCCTTATACTTATATTATATAGGAGTGAATAATTAATTTACACGCCATAATTACGTCGCATTCACGCCAATACAAAGAAAAACCCCGACTTAATACATCGGGGCAGCCTTTGTTATTTTCTTCTTTATTCGATTGTTAATCCGGTCTATGGTTCTTGGGCTGTACCCCATCAGTTCAGATGCTTCCCACAGTGTTTTCTCATCATAAACCCGTAATCGGAATAATTTTTCTTCGCGACTGTTAAAACCTGCTTCTTGCAGATAAAATTTTCTTTCGCTTTCAGTAAAATCCTTATAATCCATAACTCCACCATCCTCCCTTACAAGTGGAAGTTAAAAAATACCGCTTAGTGCAAAACCCACAATCGCTCCAACAACGGTAGTAATAACGCACACAATAATGGTGTCATAACGTTTGCCGGGGACTGCCATGAGGATTTTTAAATTGTTGTTCATTTCATCGACTGTTTCTTTGATATGATCTAAGTCATTGCTATACAGGGCAGTCTGCTGTTCGAGTTTATTAATTCTAGAATAAAATTCTTTGTGCCTTTCAGACTGCTTTTCCTGCATATCACGAATACTTTGTTCAATTTCTTCGAAGCGGTGTTCATTAAAACATTCATGTTCACATCCCATCGCCAGTTCCTTTCTTTCTCTCCCTATCAGATTTTTTGCTCATTCCCTACTTTAAAAGAGCAACCCTGCAACCCGCCGGGAGGAAGAGCGAGTTACGTTCCGTCCCATCTGTTCAACCTAAACCGCTTGCAAATGGAAAAACGCCATGATTGACAAATATATCCGTCTCTGAGTTCCATCCTCTGTTTACGGATGATTCAGAATGTGATGATTGAAATTCAGCTCCCTGCTTTGCCAGAAAGTAAAGAGCCAAATCGAAGATGCAATCATAGCAGCTTTCCATATCGCTGTTTATTTTTTCCTCTGTATAACTTGACGGATAATTTCTTTTCTTCTTGAATGAACGAATTGCGCGCTTCACAGAAAAGAGAATTATCTCGGGTGAATCTGCTTCATCAGCTAAATAAACCGTCAGATCATTTACAAGTTCTTCATTCATTCATATTCACCTACCCTTGCTGAGACAGGATTTCCGTGATAATACCAGCCTTGTTTGTTGCGGACAGGGCATAGCCGTTGTCACTCGCAAGCTGTCTCAACTGAACCACTGTCATGTTGGACAACTCGCTTTCTGTATACTTGAGTGTTGATGTATCATCCACACTCGCTACAGACGGTGACTGGCTGTCTTTTTCAAGACTATGCCCGCTTATTCCCCCGCTTTGGTACCGATCACGATACCGCCGTTGGCTTTTGGTGCAACAGGAACGAACATACCGGATGCTTTTGTCCATACTGCAACTGGATCCTGTGTAGCCCACATGGACAGTGTTACGAAAGAACGGTTTTCTTCCTGAATGAACTGTCTGTATTCAAGTTCCTCAGGTGTAACGCCCCAGAGACCTGTACCGAAAGAACCATTTGCTTCGGATTCATACAGGGTAAATACATCTTCTTTGAAGTATCTTCCGGTTTTCAGCGTTCCATCTGCTTTTCTGTATCTGAATTTCTCATCACAGCGGTCAATGGTAAATCCATATTCCTGCATGATGAGGTTTACAAGTTCCTGTTTTGTCAGGAGTCGTTTATTTGCCGCTCCCAGAACCGCTGTCTGCATAGCAGTATTGTTTCTCATGTAGTTAATCATCTTGAGGGATGTGAGTGCCTTATTTACAACAAAACCGTTGTCCTCTGCAACTGCAACCATCTTCTGAATATCACCCATGATGTCCGAATCTGGACTAGACCAGTCTGTAAGAGTCACTTTTGCACCAGTCGGTACGCCGTAATCAATATTCAGATCTACATTGTTTTCTTTGACTTTTACGGCACCTGTAGAAAGGAACTGGCCTTTCATAACATTCGCTCTGGCAATAACGCCCTCAAACAGGTTGGCTGCATCATCGAATACAAATCTCTTCAGACGTTCATCGTCCGGCACACCGTTTTCAATTGCCTGCTGTAATCTCTCAGACTGATTGATTTTTCTCTTAATGAAGAGTTTTTCAGTCAGTACTTTTTCGAATCCCGGTCTGGAGCCGATTTCTGCCTCGGTATCAAGTGCATGAACAAATGCTACCTCTGGCAGTCGCTGTCCAGCCATAAGTCTGTAGTACTCAGCCTTCAGATACTGGGTTTTGACATCCGGGAAAATGGTATCAAGAATGCCAGGTCTTTTTACGCTGAAATCCTGAGAAAAGTTAAATCTTTCTTCCTGTGTAATTGATTCTAATACATTAAATGGCATCTGTTATACCTCCTTAAAATTCTGGGTCTGTAGTGGTTACGAAAACAATTCCCGCTTTTTCGAGTTCTGTCTTTGTTGTAGTATCAACTACTGCCGGCAGTCTCTTTTCAAGAACCCGACCTGCAACAATCACGGAAATCGGTCTCTTTGCATCATCTGTCATGTCAACATCTTCAAATACGATTCCTTTTGCACCAGTCGCATTTGTCGGATATACAGAACCTGCTTTGATGATTTTTTTAGTTCCAACGGCTGTAGCATTTGTCTGCTCTGCTGTGTAAGTTTTAAGTACCAGTCCAACCTCGGATTCGAGAATGTTTGGGGTGGATTCGTACTGTTCTGTTTTCATAAAAGCCATAATCTAAATCTCCTTTACTTGAATTAAATATTTACCGGTGTGTTATCGTCTGCCGGTTTGGTTTCTGGATTCATTCTTGCTGAGTACGCTTTTGCATATTCGGATGCTTCACTCTTCTTTTCTGTTTTGCCGTCTCCAGCTCCGCCACCCGGATTCGGTGTTTTTTCGAGGGCTTCTTTCTCCCATGCGGCTTTTGCAGTATCAAGAGCGGTTTTATTTTCTGTGGAAATTCCATCGACAAATGCCTGCGCTTCTTTGAGAGCATCATCTGCTTTCATGTTGGAAAACGCTTTGATGGCCCCTGTGTAGGCATCTCCTTTCATTCCTGCGGTAGCAAAAATAGAAGTAATCTTTCCTACGAGTGCCTCTCTTTGCGAAGTTGCAAGTGCAGATTCAAGATCAGAGATTCTTTTCTCGTTTGCTGCCTTTTCTTTTTGGCGTTCCAGTTCTGCTTTCTCGGCTTCACTCATGTTCTGTTTTTTCAGTTCTTCCAGTTCTTCTTCCAGTGCTTTTGCCTTCTCCGCATCCTCTTTCATCTTCTGGGCTTTTGCTTTTTCTCTAGCCACATCAGAATTGGACTGATTCAGAAAAGAAGTAATCTGCTCGTCGGTTGCTTCTGGAAAAATTTTTTTAACATCTTCTCTTGTCATTGAAATCTCCTATCACCAATACGCTTTTTAACGCTGTTCGCTCAGCACAAGGTGTCTCCCATGTTCACGCTTTCGGGTTGCATTTATTTTTGTGTAATAAAAAAGAGACGATTTCTCGTCTCCTAATTAACTGTATTGAATTGAGCAGCGACAGTTCACGATCTCCTTCGAAGCAGCTCCTGCCGAGCTATCTTTTGGAAAAAGCATCAGACTGTCACCAACTGCAAATAATTCCCTGATAGGAATTGTCGTTCCACCAACTTCGAGGTGTGTTTTGCGTTCTCTCTTATCCCTAACGTCTTTCCATGTCTTGAGGGTCTTTCCAGCTTTGATTGCGTCTGCATATTCCTTATAATTCAACGAAGTATTAGCTTCGCACTCAGAAATAAACATTGCCCTGTCTTTGGAAAGATAATATTCTTCATCGGTATGGTCAAAAGTTGCTCGCACAACTTCATGGGCAAACTGCCTTGCGTAATCAGTAATGTAATCATCTACAGGAAAATAAGTAGCTGCTATCAGAAGATACCGTTCAAACAACTCATCCTCTACATATTTCTGATCAATGGATTCGCTTTCGATCATTGTTTCTATCAGTGATAAAATATAAAGGATAACTTCTTCCATTTGTTCGGAAAAAGCTATCCTCAGTTTATTTTGCTTATCAGAGATAGACATTTTGTCGAAATACTCTTTGTACGGTTCACTCCGCCTGTTCGAATCCAACGCGTTGATTTTGTCAAATTTCATTACCGAACTCATTCAGTAACCACATCCTTAGCAAGCAAGGTTTGTGCTTTCTGCACTTCCTCTTCTGGATTCTCATACAAGGATTGCATATACGGAAAACTCATTTCGTATACTTTCTGCGGGTCACTAAATAATCCACAGGTAATCAGTGCAATGAGCGGATGTATCTTGTTCTTAACTAGATAATCCAGTGCCTGTGCTTTAACAAGCATATTGTCTGTTGGATTTCTGGTAATCTTTACATCAAAATCTCTGGTGGAAAGTTTTATATCACCGGTGGTATTGCGGATGATTTTTAGAATGATTCTTGCAGACATTTTCTCAGCTTCACGGATAAATGGTTCGTCAAGTTTGGCTCTGCGTTCTGCAAAATCCCAACCATTACGAAGATATACAGCCTGTCCGGTATCTCCACCTGTATTCTGCTGTCTGTCCGGCATCCCCTCAACAATCAACATATTGCTGTAAATATCATCTTTTGCAACTTGGCTTTCAGACTGGTTCAGCTCCGCGGTCATTAATTCTACATCTGACTGGCAACCGGATCCGGTGTCTTTTACAGATATAGCTCCTAATTTCACCATTTTCAAAAACTCATTTTCATCAATTTCACAGTTCTTGAATTTCATGAATGCCTGCACAAACTGTTCAACCCCGTCCATACGGTTTGATTGCATGACGTTGATTGTATCGAACATAGTTATGGAAATCTCAATATCTGACAGCCTGTCATGATTATTTGGATATTCAACAATTGGGATTTCTCCAAAACCATTTAGCCCCGAAGTTGTGATTTTACCGTTCTGAATGATAAAGTATTGTGTCCTTGAATAGCACTGATAATACTGCTGATTCTCTTCATCTTTCAGTATCTGCACGGAAAGCATTGGTTTACCGGTATTTCTGGAATATACGATGTAGCAATCTCCAGGATACGGAATGAATAATCGGAACGGGGGCATATCTGAGTCGCTTGTCCAGTCCTCTTCGCGAAGAATACACTTGTATGCAGTCCCTACAGCACTTTGATATGTTCCTAACTCAATGTTTCTGGCTTCTGCGTTGGCTTCGTCCAGATAATCGTTGAACAAGTCCACCTGTGCATTGGTTTCTTCACTTGCATTCTTTTTCTTACAGACGAACTGAATTGGTTCACCATAAGTCTGAGATGCCTTAAAGCGTACAACTTCAAGTGCATGATTCTCGCATACTTTATTGTTGATTTCCGGTCTGACTTGTTTTTCTCTGTACAGGACTGGTTGGTCTCCTTTGTAATATCTGTACAGATAGTCAATCATTGTTCGGTTCCTGTTGTGAGTGCCGATGGTATCTGCAATTACTTTTAAGACGTTATTAGGTGTAATTCTGCTTACTCCGGTATAAGCTACCTTTCTACCAAATTCACCTTGGCAGAGGTCGATATACTTTGATTTATTTCTTGCCACTGCCCCGTCCTCCTTTTTAGGCATGAAAAAAGCACCGAAGATTTTTCTCCGATGCTTTCGTGTATTCTTACACCTTACATTATATTACATTTTTAAGTATGTTTCAGTATGATGTTTTAAGAATCAAAACATCCAAGTTCCTTTATGGTTTCAATAGCACATAAATGTAGTTCCTTGGTTCGCTGATAGGAATATCCGATTTCATCAGCGATCACATCCAGCGGTTTACCTTCAATGTATTTTTTGAAAAGAATCTCGTACAGAACCGGACTCTCCACGGAATCAATCAATCGGATAATTTCCATTCTCTTGTCCATGTACTCATTTGTAATACTTATGATTTCAGCTTCCAGATCAACAATCTTTGCCACCAAATCACCTATCATGTCGTGACTGCCGGATGTCTGTACTCGTTCTGATTCGTAGCAGAAAGATTTCAGACCAGTTGCATGGGACTTTAATTGTTCTCGCTCTATGTACTTATTGTGAATAATTTTCTCGTAACGTTGAATTTGATTTAGATATTCCCTTGTATTCCTTGCCTTATCTCCTTCCCCACATAAAATTCTTAGTTGCTGTAACTTCTGCAAATCGTTTTTGTGTTAGAGTTATCATAAGCTGTGTAACACCATCTGGTGCATCGTCGTGATCGTTGTCTCCAATATATACAAAAGTGGTCAACTGTTCCATTGCTTTTGAATATTCCTTGTTTTGGTATTTAGGTGCCAGAAATATGAATCTTCTTTTAACATCTCCAGAGTACTGATTGATTTTTTCTTTTTTAGCTTGCTTTGACGGAGCCTTCGTGCTGGTAGTACTGCAAGCATATCCGTGTTCTTTCAGTCTTCCACTGACATAGTATGCATACATATCTCCGCCATTGTTGGCTTCGAAATTGATAGATTGGATTTCGTTTCCCATGATTCTTCCGACAACCAGAGGGAGTGTGACTTCCTTCGGACCTGTATTAAAAATCCAGTCATAAATGTATACATCTCCGTTTTCAAATTCCGCACCAACCGGCATAGACAAGCTATCTCCACCGCCCCATGCAACGTCACAAGCAGATACGTTCTTTACAAATCCGCCTTCTGGAAGAATTCCATTATAATACCTCAGTTCATCTTCTGCGAACATGATTCCTTCACGTAAGAATGGTTTCTGTTGATACTTAGCCTCCCATTCGTTAGCATCAAGTCTGGCTTTCATATCCACATAATACTTTGTAGAAAAGCCAACTCCATAATCATATTCGAAGTTTGATTCACCATCATCATTCAAGGCAGGAATCTTACGGAACCTATACAGCGGATTATCTCGATTGAGTTTCTCAATTTTGCCTAATGGGTCGTACAGATTCCATCTTGTTCCAACCATCAGCTCTCTTGCCCCATCAATTTTACGGTCAACCATTTTGTTCAGATACTCTTGATAAGTATTCTCCAAACGAGTAGGGCTTAAAGAATGCTGCCTGTCTCGAACAAGGTCATCCACATACAAATATCCATCAGACGAAATATCAACAGCACCCGTCCATGTTCCCTCGATACCGCGGCAAGTCATTGTGGCGAATCGGTCTGGCTTGTCCAAATTTATCTCAAAATCATCAGCACTTTGCTTTTGCAATTTTGATTTTGGAAATATATCACTGTAGGTATATTCTTGTGTGTTTATGAGATTTAGAAGTTCGCCATAGAAGCCCTTTGCCAGTTTTCCAGAATGACCCCCCATTGCATTGTGACTGTTTGGTCGTCTTCCCATTATCCATGACATAAAAAATATGCACATAGTACTCTTGCCAACACGACTTGGTAACGATAGACCGTAAAATTCAATTATCCTATCTTCCAAATCCTGTAAATCTCGAGCGACTACTTGGAGCGTTTTCTTTCTTGGAATATAAAACTTTTTGCTGTCCGGTCTATTCTTCTCCATGTATAACAAATAACTCTCGAACGCCCATGGAGCTTCCAGTAACAAATAATCCCAGTAAATATCATCGAAATTTCCATCACCGGTAATAGCAGCTTGCCTTTCAGCAAGATTGTGTGCGTACTGACTGGTTTTTATTGCAATCTTTCTTGCTTCTGGATTCTCATTAAAAGGGAGATCCATGTTCATATTCAGTAACAAATCAAGGCAGTCTTTCTGATTCTGGTATATCGACATATCCCCACTGATAACCTGATTTAATAACGCCCGATACCATTCGAGCGAACCTTCTGTAATTTTTGACATAAAAATAGAGCCAGGCCTCCCTTCTTTTTAGGATTTAGTCTGGCTCTCGCGTGGCTCTCTGACTGATTTATTTATTCTTCTCAATAATAATTACTTGACCTTCGAAACCAAAATCAGTTGACTGGTCAAATGTATGTGTTTCGGCTGATTCGTTATCTCTCATTGGTCGAGTAAGATACCACAAATCATCGTCTTTCCACGTGATTTCTTCCAGTTTTACACCTGGTTTTAATTTTATTGTGGTTGTCCCACCAAAATTCTTTGTTGTCGATTGACATGCTGTTAATCCAAACAGCATCATTGATAATAACGCAGCAAAAAAATATTTCTTCATAAGCTCTCCCTTCACCTCACTGGAATCCCTAACTGTTTGTAAGTAAATATGGCTTTATACTTTTTTCCACATTTGTAGCAAGTTTCCGTAATAGTGCAAGTTTTTTCTTTGTCATTACATTTCGATTCTGTATCAGAACTTTTGAACTTGCATCCACCTGTCAGAATGCATTTAATTCGTTTAACACTTAATTTCATCTAAAATACCTCTCAATATCTTTTCCCATCTTCCAGTCGAAAATGTTCCAACTTGTTTCGCCGTAAGTTCAAAGCGTATTGGAAAAGTATTATCGGAGATTCCAATGTGAATTACCTTAAACGGAATCTCGTTTTCTCCCACTTTCACCATAAGTGTTTCATCATAGTCTAATCTACCAATTACATCAGCTACAAAGCTGGCATATTCTGTTTCTTGTTCTACCATAACAAGAAACGAAGATGTTGCTGATTCATATGGTTTCATAATTGCTATTGGAATGCCAGTGTATTCTTCTACATATACTTTGTCGTTTTCAATTTTGTCAAATATTTCTTTGCATTGTTCTGGGTGTTCTGTTCTTCTTTCTTCACACGTAGTATGCATGTATTCTAAAAATAGCGGTTCACAGCATAAACGAATATCTCCGTTATTAAGTTTACGTATTTTACAACACTTACATTTTTCAAATTCTGGGAGTTTCATACATTCACCTCAAACTCTTTCTTGCAGTTACTACCCTTGCATTTCAATTTAAGATGCTGAATCTTTGTCTCTGGGCTAATCAGAAGTGCTTTCTTTTCACAAAAAGGACAGCAATACCACAGTTTTCCATTGATGTTCTTTATTAATGCCCGTCCATCCCACGGCTCCGGTGGGTTCGTTACCTGAGAGAAATCTATCCCCTCTGATTCAAATGCTGATTTAATGCTCCTTTTTTCTCACTCCTTTTCGTCCTGCAACTCTGCGCGTTACGGGTATTCCGTGCATTTTTAAGCCGTTGTTGATTATGTAGATTCCATATTTCATTGATGAACGAGTTTGACCAACACACATATATGGAAGATTAAAAAGTTTATTAAACATGAAAATCTATCCTTTCAATTACGCTGTCTTCTCAAGTAACCCAAGAATGAATTCCCGTCCCATCTGTGTAATTCGCCTATGATAGATTACCTTCCCGGAATCCAATACTTCCTGTTTGATTTCCTCATATCCGCAGTCACTATAGTTTGAGTACATCAACCACGTACCATTCACCTGATACTGAATCTTTTTATCTGCCAGAATCCGGTTTAACTGCATTGCCGATTTCAGTCCAAGTTCCTTTTCGATTTCAGTAATGGTATAAGTTTTGTTGACGTGCATCAGAATGGCATTCTTCCTCTCGGCTTCTACTCTTGCAGCACGTTCTTCTTTCAGTTTAGTCAGGAGTTCAATGCCGAAGTCTGGATTGTTCAGAATGTTATCAACCACGTTATCAGTGGCATATATACCGTGCTTACGGATAGTCTTCAAAATCTCTTTGACTTCTTTCTTGAACTGTTTTGCGATCGGCTTTCTGGACTGCATCAGGACTTCATAGAGTCCATCTTCGGTAAGAAACCACGCTTCTGTTTGGTAGTTTGAACCGCTCGTAACAATTGTACGAATGGTTTTCTCTTCATCATCAACAACGGCAAGCATTTTGCTTGCATTAGAAACTGAATACTCAATCCACTCTGCTACATCTTTAGCCAGAAACAATGGTTCCTCTGCTGTTCCGTAAACTCTAAACTGTTTTCCCAATACTTCCTGTTCATTTAATACTTTCAGTTCGTTCATTTCTCCCTTTCATCCCTGTGCTTCATCTGGCACTCAATCATCTTTGCTATGTTCTCACGTTCCTGTTTTATTCCATGTCCCTGTCGAAACAACTCACATTCGAGAATATTTCCGCACCGGGAGCATTCGTCTTTAATTTCTTTTCCCCGTATTTTCATCTTTTTCCACCACAATTCAGTTCAATAAGCAAATGTAAGATAATTTGTTTAATTTCGGATTTACTAAACATCTTATATCCTTTTTCGTTCTTGAGATTGAGTAGCCAGTCTGCAAACTTCATTGGTTCGTGAGGAACCTGAATGAATTCTTCACTATTCGCATGAATAGTCAGGGAATGGAAAAGATTTCGTCCCCAATATTCCAGCGCATCTGGCGAACATCTTTCTTCCAACTTTTTAAAGACATTTTGATATCCTTCCAGTTGGCAACAGTAATTTTCGATCTGGTGGTCTTTTTCTGCAATTATACGGTTCATTTCAGATTCTGTCATTTTCATATTCCTCCCAAAATTCACAGCTATCATCAAGACATCTGAAATCTGCTCGATGTTCGCTGTCTCCATTAAAACAAGTTCCGTTGTCTGTATCGTACCATTTGCAGGTACAGCAATATTGTTTGTCTTCAAACATATTCAACATGGATATAAGTTTGCACATGGCAATTTCTTCTGCACCCAAATGCAGTCTTGATTTTATCAACTGCAATGTGTCGTACAATTCTTCCAACTTTGATATGCTGGTCTGGAACAGCTTTTCACTCATCAAAAAGTAATCTGCTCCAAAAAGGCTACCAATACCGCCAACATTGTTGAGAGTAATGACCTCTACCAAATGTTTTGGAGTTTCTAATCTTTTGCGGAAGTAATCAACTTTTATAGATTCATAATCACAAAATTGCTTTTGGAGATTGTGCAAAAAGAAATTTGCATCTTCGTTTCCGATTGCAATATACAGTATTATTGTTTTATTCATTACGTCCTCCTTAAATCAAAAATCCGGCGGATGGACTTGAACCACAACTTGTCACCCAACGTGAACCACCGGAAACCATCATAATACTTTAGGAGAATTTACCTTCCAATGATTGCAGTTCATTGGAACAGAAGCAAGAGGAATCGAACCCCTGTCACTGCACACTAAAAAGTGTGGAACTCTACCACTGAGTTATACTTCCATGCAATCCACCTGATTCATAGACCGCCCGCAAGCAGACAGCGTAAATCTAAGTGGATAATTGAAAAGGATGGATTTGAACCATCATGTACATCCCATGTCCAAAGACACATACTCACCCATTACGATGTACTATCCTCTGCGTCTGCCTTTCTATTGTATCGGGTTCATCACCGTCAATAGTTCCGCCACTTTTCGATCAGAGCATTATCACTCAATGCATCAAACGTCCATATAGGAGGGGATTTCCACCCTTTTACTCTCATGCTGCCGGCTAAGGTCACCTAAGTTGTGGGTTCAAACCTATGCTACCACAATAGCGTCTACGTATTCCGCCACTATATGGAATCGGAAAGGCAGGATTCGAACCTGCGACCTCACTTTTGTAGTGCGCTCTCCCACCTGAGCTACATTCCGTACCGCCTGTCACGGTCAGTTTAGAAACTGAGTTGATTTTCACACTTTATTTATTCCACTGTAATACAATCGTATCTCTCTGAGTTAATCGTATTTTCCATAGCTTCAATCGGATTGTATCCAAGGTTCTGTAACACCTGTTTGAACACTGTTACCGACTGGCCACTTGCAAGCTGTACGCCCTTTCTTGTGGCATCTGCATGGAACAGATCATGTCTGCTATATACATTCCAGAAGATAACGTTTGGAATAACATATCCGGCTTTATGAAACTTGCTTTCCATTTTGTCATAGAAAGACCAATTCTTATTTCCGCAATAATCAATTTCCATATCGGAAATTACAACGATAGCTTTTGGCATTTCTTCTTGCGAAATATTATTCTTCTCAGCAATATCAAGAACTTTATCGAATGCCGCTTTGAGGTCTGTATTTCCTCCCCAGTTTGCATTTTCGGCATTTTTTATTTTCTGGTGAAGTGTTTCACCCTTTAATGTAACAATCTGCGGATTACTAGAGAACGTCATAAACAGATTATGATATGCTCCAACATTTCTTTCAGCGAAATATATTGCCAAACCGATTGATGTTGCCATTGGTCTTCCATACATTGAGCCAGATACATCAGCCATTATCAGTGCATTTGTTCCCTGTTCAACATAATCTGGAAGTGCTTTCCACTGTGCTTCGAGAACTTTATTATTTTCTCTTCCGTAAAGAACTTTCTCTACAATATCGTATGGATACAGAGTTGAAGCATTGATTTTAACTTCTCCCTTATCGGCTTTGTTGACAAATTCGCTAAACCCTTCTGGATCATGTTTCGCAAAGGCTCTACGATAAATCATCATTGCACGGCTTGGGACTTCTGGATATTTAATCTCGTTCCACTTGCCAGCAGACATAAGGCTTTCAACTACGCCTATCTGCTTTCTCATGCTGCGGACAATTCTTTTGAAACTATATACTGGATATCCTAACTTCTGAGCAGTCAGAATTCCTAACTTTCTAGTTTCCGGGCTGCTTGCATCAGCTGTCTTAATCCATTTAGCAAGTAAGGAAATTGTCTTACCCTCATTAAGATTCTTTAAGTCTTCCTCGAACTGATTCTTCATGGCTTTCCACATATCATCTTCCAATGGTGTTCCAATCAGTTCGTACAGATCGTCATATCTTCCATACACTCCGATTAAGTCAAGATTCGGCCTAAGTGCTTCTGAGTGATGTTCTGCCATATATCGAATGATTGTTCGGAAAGTTTTTCTTTCTCCAAGTCCGCAACGAATATCTCTTGCATAGAAAATTATCTTTGTGGCAAAGAGTCTATCCTGTGCATACGCTTCTGAGAACAAAGTAGTGATTCTATTCTCGTCAGCTTCCCTTAATGCTCCAATAGTCCCGAACAGATCAAGTCTTGCATCGCTTGTAGTGTTCAGTGCGACTGCGCCATTTTCAGTTCTTGTGAATTTACCTTCTTCTTTCATTGCATTTGCGAAATCCATGTTTTTCTCCTTTCAGGACACGAAAATATAAAATATTCGCCTAAGATTTTATTAAGAAATAAGTTGCTGTAAGTGTCCCCTAAAATTTTCATGATGCTTTTGGTTTTTATGATTAACAGTCATATCCAGAATAATTGCTGCAAGCACCACATAATTGCCCCAACAGGATTTGAACCTATAAAATTATTTGCAGTAAAGAACACAGACATGTTCCGTCGGTTTCCCACAACCGACAAACTGGGGCAGTGGCAAGGGGTGGACTCGAACCACCAACACGTACCTTGTAATGGAAGAATTGCTGTAGAAGTCACAAACATGACTTGCAATCTTTTTACTGCTCTACCAATTGAGCTACCTCGCCATATTTACCGCCTATAACGGTCAATCACTCCAATGAAAGAGCAATTGGGTTGAGTTCCACATTCATAGAAAGAAGGTGTATTGAGAATTTGTTTTAATCCGCTGAACGATAGACGGATTAATTGCAGGAGGCGGAATTGAACCACCATTTCGGGCTAAGGAGGCCCGCGAGTTACCTATACTCCATCCTGCGTCAACCCGGACATCCCGGGTTAGCAATGGTTTTTTCGTGTTATGCGTTCCACTATCCGGTCACTGTTTTGTACGTCTTTTCGCTTCTACCGGAAATACCCGTGACGACTTTTTGGTAACCGTGGTATGCTCCACGGAATTGTTTAGGATTCTGTATACGTATATCCTGTAAGGACTGCATCTCTTGAAAACTCACCATGCCAAGTGTGCGCTGCACCAGGCATTACAACTCCGAGATACATGCTGACCGGAAAATAGCATCTGTTTAGGCTACGCCGTATCGCACCTGTACGGATACCGTTCAAAAGCGCTCAATCAGCAAGTTTTTTCCATTTGCATTACGGACAAATGGCATTCAGGAAAGAAATGGAAATTTAGGGACTCGAACCCTAGACCGACCGGTTATGAGCCGGTTGCTCTGACCAACTGAGCTAAATTTCCTGAGTAGAAGCTGTCGGACTTCTACTGTTGCGGTTCTTGACCACCAGCCGCAACAAAGGTTCCTGTTAAGCACCTGTTATACTTTTTCAGGAAAAACCGTCCGGGACGTTTGAAGCCCCTTTAGTCAGCTCCGTTGAGCTAGACGGTAGTAATAGAAAGGCAAAATGTACATTGCCAAGTAATCTTGGCAAACGGGGCTAGTGGGATTTGAACCCACAAATAACGGAACCAAAATCCGTTGCCTTACCGTTTGGCGATAGCCCAGTATCTCCCGCCGTAGAAAGCACCATCTCAAAATACGACGGGAATCGTGTGCGACACATAATATGGGGTATTTTTTGCATCTTAATAAACTATAAAATTGAACAATTTGAATTCCCCACTATGTCGGATGCATGGAACGTTTGCTGGCATACCTGTTTACATAAGGACATTGCCTGCAAATGCAAATAGGTTTTTCTATTGGTTTAACCCGCTCTATGATGAGATACGGGATAATCCACATTGAGAATGCTAAAAGCATAAGTTACCTCTTATTCTGCAAAAATCCAATCTTCTGCCAACATATCTGCCTGAGATGCAAGCCATCCCATCTGTACGCCGGATGTTCCAACAAATGCAATAGCCATGTTCCCGATAGCATCATGTTCGCAGTTCACAATCTCTCCATCTACTGTCTTATAAGAAATACCAGTGGCAAGCTGAATGTACTGTTTCTTCCCGTTCCAGCCTTTACGAGCCACTTTAAGCCCGCGTTTTAAATATTTGATTGCATCCCCAAAAGAGAATGTTGCTTCACCGCCGAGTACCGGGCAGTTTGTTCCGTCTGCAATAATCCATTCGTCAGACTGCATATTCATAGTGGTATATTCAACTCTTTGGGTTTCTCTAATGTCAAGTAAATCGCCCTGAGTATCACTGTCCTGAGGTCTGCACTGTATCATGATGGTTTCTTTCTCTGCATCCCAATACCAAAATCCACCCCATCCCGGAAGTTTTACTTTAGCCCCCTGTTTCATGAGTTTAAATGCTTCTGAAAATTTCATTGTTTATATCCTCCTCTAGTCTTTTTATTTATCTCGCTGCGCAGATCAATATAGTATTCAGAATGAGTCCTAATCCCATCAGTGCAAAGAAGAAAGTAGAAAGCATCGGCATTTTCTGCTCACCAATTTGCGTCATAAGGAATGCAGCCTACATTGTAAATACCAATATGTTGATTGCTACAGCAATGATCGTTAATGGTAATCTCATTTTTCTTCTCCTATCATGAAGTCAAGTATCTTTCTTGCAGTATCATCTTCCGGCTCAAATGGTAATCCACAGTAATTGTAATGTTCTAAAGCCGATTTTAGGCTTGCTTTGAAGCCGCGGTAAATTTCCCCGTGTTGCAACAGTTCGTGCCTTAAAACTGAAATTGCATCAGTAATTGATTGAGAAGTGAAACTAATTTGTGCCAGGCACTCCATTTCTATATCAGGTGCCGACATCATTTCAAAATTAAATATCGGAACTTCATCAACCGAAACATGGAAATCAACTGATTTCACTCTCGGAATCTCTTTTCCGTCAATAAAGCATTTGGTTCCAAGCCAATCATACGGGTTAGGGTTCACAATTCTTACAACAGACATCTGCACATCCCCTTTCCTGTGCTTCGCAATACGCCAGAAGATGTTCTGCAATCTCTCGAAGCTGAATAACATCATATTTTGGAATCTCAAGGCTTTCTATCTCCAGAACCTGATACAGTTCTCCGTATTTCGGTATCTCCGCTGTGACAGTTGCTTGGATAAGTTTTTTTGCTACATCAATCGGTTCGTCTGGAAAAGCAAAAGACGAAACCCCTTTTTTATTTTTTTCAGAAAAATTTGATTCAGTCATTTATCTACCTCTTTCGAAAATATTCTGCCAGTGCTTCACGTGTGATCTGTGATACGCTTTTGCCGGTTCGGTTCTTCTCGGCAATGAGTTTTTGCTCCAGCTGGTACGGTAACCGGATCCGGATTGATTCGCCCTGTGGGTTATGCTTTTTCATAGGCAGTATCCTCAGCTGACAATCTCGATTGGACATCCGAAGTATTTCTCTATTTCTTGTATTGTTATCTTACGAGGCTTCTTTAATTCAACCTCTACTCGTTGCACCGTGCCATCTTCCGCCTTTGCGATTCCTTTTCCTGTATAGATTTCAAATTCTTCATTCGCATACACACTCAAATGCTTATATCCGTACGCCCTGCACCATCTTGCAGCCATATCTGCTATTGTTCTGAGTTCTTTCACTTCGTCGCCGAAGAGTTCGACATAAGTAATGGCTTGTTCCATTTCAGTATATTTTACCGTAGGTGGAACTACAACCTGTTTGTAAGGACTTCCGATAAATCTAAAAAATCTACATGACTCTATTGCTTTTTCACATTTAGGCAATTTGAATCCTTGAGCCACAGCCTTTTTTAGGAGCCGTTCTGATTCGACATTATTCTGTGTGGTAATAGACTTGTTTGTAAAATCAATCATTTCCCTCATCCTCCAATAATTTATACAGCGTACTTCTTGATATTCCCATAATTTCAGCAAATTGAACTTTTGTGATTTCTCCATTCTGCCATCTGATCTTGGTGTTATCAAAAAGTTCTTTATTGATTTCTTTCTTTGCCCGTCCTTTATACTTGCCCTGAGCTTTCGCGATTGCAATACCCTCTTTCTGACGCTGACGGATATTTTCTCTTTCTCTTTGTGCCACATATGAAAGAAGTTGCAAAACAATATCTGCGATTAGAGTTCCCGTCAAATCTTTGTTCTGTGTAGTATTGAGTAATGGCATATCTTGTACAATAATGTCTGCTTCGATCTCTTTTGTAATTTTTCTCCATTCAGCGATAATCTCTTCGTAGTTTCTGCCAAGTCGGTCAATCGAATGGACTACCAGCACATCACCTTTCTTAAGAGAAGCAATCATCTTCTGGTACTCAGGACGGTTGAAGTCTTTTCCGGATTTTTTGTCCATGTAAATCATTTCAACTCCTTCTTCTCTCAGTGCTTCCATCTGTCTTGCTTCATTCTGGTCTACTGTTGATACTCTTGCATATCCTATCTTCATATATAATCACTCCCGTTTATTTATGAGCTAATTATACATCTAATTGATTATATTTACAAGTAGTTCATACACATTTATGAGTATTTTTTATTGACTATTGAAACGTTTTTGATTATGATAATGCCAATAGGAGGTATTTATATGGTTTCTGATAAGATAAAGCAAATAATGAAGATGAAAAAAGTAACCAGTATTCAATTAGCTCAGCACCTTGGGATGTTACCGCAATCACTTGCAAATAAATTTTCAAGGGGAAGCATATCCGCAGATGAACTAATTCAGATTCTTGATTTTCTGGAATGCCAATTGATAATTGAGCCAAAACCAGATGTATCAATCAAACTGACCACTGATGATCTCAAAAGGGAACCGTGATGGTTCTCTTTTTTTATGTCCTAATTAATCCCTGTCCCTGAAGTAACGGTTGGGATGTAGTTGCAGCTAAAGTTTATTCTGCTCATGTTTAAACTCTCCGCTGCGGAGAAATCAGGAGGTGCACCCGTATTGCCTTGTTTTGTGTTGGCAGAGAAACGATTAAGGCTTACCGCTTGTCGTGTTGCAATCACTATCTCTGCCATGTTGAGGAAATGAATGTAAAATGGGTCTTTTTGTTTTTTGGGATCCTTGAGTGACTCATTAGGCTGTGACGGGGTGTTATATATACCCCCTCCCTAGGTCTGTCCAGGTATCACGCTAACCGGGCGGCCCTCTGCCCCATGGGTTCCCGCCGACCCGGTCTTAACGCTGTTCTTCAATGCCTTCGGCAGTAGCCAAGGAGAACTACCGTGCTTTTCTTCGTCATATTGCACAACTTTTCACGTTTCCGTGTGTGTACATTATGAGCACACCCTAAAAATACACGTATTAACACTATATCTTGTGTTTGCTATCGTTTTTATGCAATATTCTGTGCATTTTCTTATAACTCCGGTCTCTCTGGCTCCGGAAGCTCCAGCACTGCTCTGTGTTTTTCCGCGATCTCCTGTGCAGTCTGCTGAGGTATTCCGGCTTGCTGTCCGACTTGTACCGGTGCTGTCTCTGCCATGCCGTAAGCTGCTTTTGCAACAAATATCAAGTTCGCGTTCGTGCCGGGCTGATTGTTCAGTCTGTTGACCGTGCAATTTTTGCAAATATCGAACCATTTTTTCACCGTGTCAGAGTGTGAGGTGTTCGCCCTCGTCTTTCTGTTAGCCCAATCGGTAAAAGTTCTGCGTTCTATACCAACCAAAAAGCTGAACACTTCCAATGTCGGCAGTACATTGTACCTAGTGCATATTCTTACGTACACATCGAATAACTCATCCAGTAAATCTATATTGTCATTACTCGGCTTCGGGATCCTGTCCGCAATATAAAAAATCATATCCACAAAAGCATCAGCAACTGCCGCCTTATATTCTTTCGGTGTAGCATAATCCTCTGGTGATACCTGCAATACAGTCTCAATATACTCGTCTACTAGTCTGTATATATCGTTCTCATATACTTCTATAGTCTGATCTACAACTACAGTATTTCTCTTTTTCCTTTTTTCACCTCATTTCTTTTAGACAATAAAAAAATACATAGAAATAAACAGGTTAATAGTCCAATGATCTAATTAACCTAGCTTAATCCTATGTATCGTAAAAAATCTCTTGTAAAATCTGTATCTGTATTAAGTTGCTATTATCATTACATACTTTTTATAATTTTGTCAACAGTTTTTTATATAATATTTTTTCACCTTCTGGTATTTCTGACATATTCTCTGCTACTCTATATATTAATATATATAATAATCATTATTAATCAACTCTAACCTTAGAGAATCTATGGAGGGGTATAAAAGATATTAACATACAGTAATGTACTGGTAATCTATTAATATATATAATATATAGGTCTGTCAGGTACACAAAAAGCCAGACCTTCCGGAACTGCTCCGGCATGATCTGGCTGCATAGATTTCGGTATTCAATTAACGTTGGCTTCTGTTCGCTACCCCTCCATGAGTTCCCCGCGGCCGTCGTTGGTGTAAGCATATCGCACTGTCAGGTCAAAAGTCAAGTGCGAAAAAAATAAAATTTTCTTCTTGACAACTCCGGGAGCCCTGTGTTATATGTGTTATAACAGCTTCGGCGGTGGGGCTGTTAACCCGTTGGTCGTCGTTACGCCGCCACAAAAAAAGCATAATAAAAGCCCCCTGGTAAATTCCAGAGGGCTTATTTTTTGTTAGGCGAACATTTCGAGAAATGCGTTCACATCTTCGATAGTCCCGCACTCTATCTTTTCGCTGTTCGGGTTGTCGCTTCTGTAAAACGTCCCGGCTTCATCTTTCCAGAATGTAAAACTGCTGCCGCTATATACCGCGAATGCCTTTTCAGTTAATTCAGTTTTGTCAAATTCGTATTTTACCATTTTTTTCTCCTGTCTGCCCCTGTATTGGGGCTGTGTGATTGTTTTTCTTTAACTCATTCTTTTTAAAATTTCTTCTTCGAATAGTTTTAATTCATGTTTCGCATATATGTTATGCTTATATGTGTATATCAATTTATCATTCGGGAGCTTTAACATCTCATACACTTCATTTTTCCTTTTTAAGACCTTTTCTTGATCCTCTTTTATATGCTTCAATCTCCCATTAACTACGTTTATTGTTTCACGATTGTATAAATTTTCACCGTTCGAAATAGCTTCTTTTATCATTCTATATTCTTCCAGAAGCATTTTATTTCTCAATTCGTCAAAACTTGTGCAATCAGAACCATCAATTATTTTGACGATTTCAAAACGAAAATCACATCCTTTTATAGCATCTTCCAGTATGTCTTTGTTGCTATGATATTTTCGTAAAATACCGTTCTTGTGTAGCCTAGCTCTTGCTAAAAGTTCAGATGAAGAACCAATATATTTCTTTCCGGTTTGTTGATTTGTGATTGTGTATATCCCTATGCCGTCTTTGACTGGAACGTTAAACAAATTGCTCATTCCTGTAACCACTTCCTTTCTATGGTTACATTATATTATATGTGCGTTATATTGTCAATAGTTATATGTGCGTTATTTCAATATTTTTTCAAGTCTTTCCAGTTCTGCAAGAACCGTATCACGAATAAAAGCACTATTACTTTTATTTAGATGTAGGTTTTCTATTCTCTCCTTTGTTTCCTTAGGGAAGACAATATTCAATCTATAATTGTTTTTCTCATAGTTTCTAACCGCTTTTCTCTGTGCATCAGTTGCCATTATTCGCTGTTCCTCCTCTTCAATTTTTCTTCTATTATAATGTATGTGCGTTATATTGTCAATAGTTATATGTGCGTTATACATATTATACATTTTTAAGCGTTTTATATGTGCGTTATTTGTGTATTATTCCATCTTGTATATGTGCGTTATATCTGGTATTATATAACCATCAACAGAGAACAAGCAACCCGGGCACAGGGCCGGGAGAAAGAGAGGAACACAAAAATGACATTAGAAAAACTCATATTTACAGACCTGGTTAATGATTCAACTTTAATCATCGTAAGAGACGGAAACTTTAATATTTTGGCGTCTGGGATGTGGTATCACGAGGATGTCTTGAAATATGCAGATGCCGAGATCGAATCATTCACATATGACTGCGACAACAGGATATATGTTGATATTTTATAAAAGAAGGGAGGAACCCATAAAATACAAATACTACAAGGAACAAAATAAATCAGGAGAAAAGACAACAGAGAAAAAAGCATAAAAAAGACATTAACTCAAGTTTACTCAAGTTAATGTCAAAAGTTCACGAATCCGGCGAAATAAGTTTTTTAAACTCTGCTTCGCTCATGCCGTAGAGCTGATTTACCGTATCTTCGCCAAATTGCTCCATGACTTCAAGTTGATAAAGTGGGTTTCCTTTCAACAGCTTAAAATCAATTTTCTTGAGGTTTTCCGGAGTAGGCGGTAAATACTTCGACTTGATCGGTTCCGGGGCTTGTACGGGTGCTTCTGGTTTGTCTAGTGTGTTCAGAACACATTGAACAATGAAGCCGTTTAAGCTATCACCCGCAGCGGCTCTTATTCGTTCTTCGTCTTCTTTTTTAAAACGAACAAGAGTTTTGAAGTAATTGTTTTTTTCGTACTTGGCAGTTGCTTTTGCCTGAGATTTACTGATAGCCATTTTAAAGACCTCCTTTATACAGTTATCTGTATTATAGCTAACTGTATAAATAAAGTCAACAGAAATATAACGTTATCATTTATATAGCTATCTATATTAGCGTTATCGTTATAAAAATATATAGATAGCAGTATATAAAATATACAGATAACACTATAACATTTTGTATATAATTACGATATTGTGCTTATATAGTGTTAGCGTTATAATAGCATTATCAAAAGAGCAGGAGGAAAGACAAAATGAAAAAAGTAAAGGTTTTGACAAGAATCAATTATCTGTACTCTATCGCCTGGATGAAGGCAACAGACAAAGACAAATTTGCATTCAGAGAAGAAAGCAAGGTTCACGGAATGTTAATGAATGCGATCGCAGATATCACATTAAAGGCGTTAAAAACAACTAAATAAAAAAGCCGGCCGAATCCTACCAAGACAAACAACCGGCACCCAACAAAAAAAAATGAAAGGTAGCCCTATTATAACAGGGGCAAAGGTAAAAAAGCAATGATAAAAGGGAAAATGTTGACGGGAGAAACTGTTGTTTATGATCTTCCGAAAGAGATCAAAACCGCTGAGCAGTTTAATTCGCTTATTTACGGATATAATGAAAACCCGGCACACCGAGACGAACTACAAGGGCAACCGCTCTTGTTAGGGCTTAACGGCCCGATGTTTAACGGGTTCGGTGTTCTAAAGTCCACCGGCGAACAGGTTGCGATTATTCGATACGAAAAACCATCTAAATAAATTCCCTCCGGCGGCGGTCAAGCCGTAGCCTCAACGCAACCGCCGGATTTCAAAAAAAGCAAAAAGAGAGGTAGAAACATGAAAAATTATATTGTTTTCGCAACTCCTGAACAGGAGCAGAAAAGAAAAGATGCGATGCAGGCACTTGACAGCCTGACATATAACACAATGTGTTACGGTTGCAAATCACTTCACAAAACTTGTGACGGAACCAAAAGCAAGTTTTACGGCGGTTGTATCTACAGGGAGCCAAACGGTTTAAATGTAATATACGGACTCGCTCAATTTGTTCCTGAGCTTATCAAAAATGAGGATTTTTCTTCATATGATGATTTTTTAGAAGTGCTGAGAAACAAGTGCACCGGCGTTGTTGAGTGGATCGAATCCCGGACACGTGGCGAACACTTCAAAAATGAAGTGCTGACCGATAAATATATTGTGGCCTGCAAAAAGATTTTGGAGATTTTAAAGGAGGGATAACATGGCAGATCATGAAAGAGTTTACCGGATGACTAATTCTCTTGCGGAACTGTTCCCGGAAAAGAAGAACGAACTTGAAAAAGAACAGTGGTACTATGACCACAACTACTGCACTTTCTCGGACTGGGAAAAGGCAGTTGAAAAAATTATTGATAGTGTGGCTTGAGGAGGGCGAAAAATGACAAAACAGGAAATGATTGCCAAATTAAAAAGCGGCATCGCAGGAGTAGGCATAAAAATAACTTACTGGAACCATGATGTAGATTACACTTTTTATCAAGACATCGAAGGAAGCAAAGGTATTGACAGAGCATCTGAACAATTTGCTGTACTCATAAGCAAAGACAAAGTTAGACGCGCCGAGTTCATTTACAAGGAGGATTTAAAAGCATGAAATATACCGTAATCACAAGCAAGGAGACCATGACCGGCTTGAACTGGGTTATTGACGCAAAAACACCGCTTTGCGAAGCAGACAAGGATTTTATAGCATTCTTCGACCCTGCCGTATTCTGGAACGATATTTCTTGTTATCATTGGGCATATGATGAAGAACTTCCGTCCAGTCGATGGCTCGAAAATATGAGCTTTTCGGAAGATTTGAAGACCATAAAAGCGTTAGTTCTGTAATCTCAGGCGTAATGGTTTTAGCCGGGTTCGATTCCCGGCAACGCCTTTAATATCAGCTGAAAAGCTGATATAATAGCAAAAAAATGGAGGATAAAAAAATGAGAAAAGAGGACCTGCTATTTAAAAAATCAGAAACTGCAAAAAATATCCAGTGGTACGTGTTAAACGTGCTTACCGACGAAGACTTAAAAACCTTTTCAATTCCGCAGCTCGAAAAAATGATTGACTTAATGGAGCGTGCCGAAAAGTTCCGCGAAAGTTGCGAACCTTTTTGCACACTGTCAGCAACTGAGGTCGTGCAGAAAAGCACCGGAAAAATTGCATGTTTTGAAAATTCTGGAGAAGTTCGCGAAGAAACCGCCGAAGAGTATTTGGACGGCAGGAGTGAATGGGACGGCGGTGCGAGAATGTACCGAGAGATTATAGAAAGGAGTGAAAAAGCGTGACATATGTCACGCTTTCCCATTTTCTTGTTAATCACAAACAAGTATATAATAATATTTTTCAACTCAACGTCCCGCCATTGATCAGGGCGACTCTCAGCGAAATCATGAAACGCGTGAGAACCAGCAACTGTTGCTAGCTGATATAATCATATTATACCATAGTATGCAAAAAGTCAAGCAAAAACTTAACTCGCGAAGATATAAGGAGCAGAAAAATGATTAAGATTGTAAAACCAACATCCAAGCAGACTGTCGCCGCCATAAAAAGCCGCGATTTTTCCGAAGTTGATAAAATTAGAGAATCGGCAAAAAAAGACGCTAGAAAAGCGTTTGATGCTGTTTCTTCCGGTGCTGTCTCACTGATCTGGTACGACTTGCCGCCAGTCCACTGTCAATCCGGGGCGGTGTCTGTGATGCGGTACGCCCTGCATCGGTCAACCAAACTGGCAAATCACTTGCAGCTGTCATGCATGGAGATTAAGGACGGGCGTATCATTCCGACATCAGACCGCCAGTATAGTGCCTTGGACAACTCCGACTTCCTCGAGTTCTTCCGAGATCTTCCGCGAGAAGTCCACGTTAATTACTTAGAGTAGCTTTTGGCTGCTCTTTTTCTCGTGCCTTTGGTTTTATTGCCGTTTTACGGTCTAAAACGGCTTTTGAATGGATTATACGTACATTTTTACCGCCTTGGCTTCTGGAATCAATTCTAGCTTTTTTCGAGTAATTAATAATAACGATTGACGAGAAGTATCAACAGCGGTATCATGGTTATATATACACTTCCGGATTGCGGTCTGCTTCTGATCGTTTCCGGCGGTCTTATTTGTGTACCATGTTCTTCTGGCAACTTGTCCAGTTCGTGCAGCTGGCGGAGGCTCCTGAACTTGCAAGGCTGTATTTGACGTTTTACAGGAATTAGTGTGTATATGCGTACTGGTGGCGGTTACATTGTTTATAATTCATTTTAGGCTTATTTACGGACTTTGTACGCATATTTGATTAAGCCTAAGGGTATCGCATTCGAATTGATTCTAGCTGACTTTGGTCAATCAATTACCACGTTTCTCGCGATTCTTTGCGAAGGTCTACCTTGCTGTTTCACGAGTTCGACAGTCTGGTACATTTTGAGCTGGTGTTGATCGGCACGGTCCCGAAATCTGCGGAAATGGTCTTGAAAAATAAGATAAGAAAGCGACATAGCCTTATTTAAAAATCTTTTTTTGTGCATTTGACACAGTGCAATTTATAACATCAATTCTGGTGCTGTGAATTTTTCACAATTTATTTAACTTTTCTTTCTTTACTCGACCGGTCCTCTTACTGGTCGCCTTGTGACTCATCATCTGTTCCCTCTCCTGTTGCTTCTTGGTTCGAGATTTTTTCCTCGTGTACGCATCGGTATTATATCCCATTATTGTATTTTCCCTCCCTGTCTCTGATCTTCTGGCTGCGGGTCTTGAAATTTACGATTTCCACATCTGTTTTAAGTTCCGGCGGAATTGTCCCGACAATAATAACCCTCAGTGGTTCAATCCTCTTTTCCATTTCCTTGAATCCCTTGCAGAATTCTTCTCTGGATACCCTGGCTTTGATTCTGCCATTAGTGCAGCACGCTACTGTGCTTCTTTTCGGTACACCGTCAAACGCCCAGTCATAACAGTACTCCGGCGGTATGTTCACGTTCGGAATTACCTTGATTCCGTTCATACTGAGATAATAAGACAATGCATGATTACGATATTTCTGCCAAATATTCATAGCGAACGGCATTCCATTCTGTCCGACGGCCATGGAGAAATCTGGTGCGATCACGCTATGGAAACATTTCAGATGCTCCAGATACCTGTCTGGATTGTTCCAGATTCTCTCGAATTCACAGTCATGGATATAAAAATTCACCGTCAGCTTGCGGTGGTTCTTAATCTTCGGGCTGAAGCTATCCTTAAAATCCACGGTATCTTCGCCCGGTCGGTCTGTATATCGTTCCATCATCGGAATTTGGTATTTGCCGTCCAGTTCGGCTCCTGTAATCATGTACTCTCGCATTACATCATATGCGGTATGGCTAATTCCCTGTGAGATCATCGTTATCCTCCTGTTGTTTATTGACATGATACGTGCGACACTCATTAGCACTAACTATATGCCGTAGGTATGGCATACAGGTTATGCTAAAATCTCTTTAACTGTATTTCAACGTTACCATTGACTATCACAATTTTTGAGATTATACTCTTTAGTATCTTGTTTTTGTCTGGCTTGTCGATGCGATCCCAAACATCGGCGAGCCTTTTTATTTTTTCGTATACGTACTTTTTCTTTTGCGTGTACTCTGTGTTCTCTGTTTCTCTGTCAAGCTGTTCTTTTGTTTCTGACAACTTACTCTCGGATTCCTGTATCATCTCCAGAACTGTATCGTTCCCATCAGCGTACAACGAATATAACCGTTTTAGTTTGGTTTTCTCTTTGTCATACTGCTTTTGCAATATTTCCAGTCTGGTTTCTTTTTCCTTGGGCTTGTACGAAGATAGATTAAGCGAGATTTTAAGAATCTGTTCTTCCACCTGCTTCTCGATGTCATCCGCCCATTCAAGAGAGTTATCGCAGTTAGGATTGTAATTAGGCAAATGTGAACATCCCGCATTCCGTGAGCAGCAGTATATCTTATGCTTTCCATGCGTCCATTTCTGGTACCTCATCTTACATCCACACACACCACAATAGCATAGTCCTGTAAGCAAGTGTGCCGGCTGATTGATGTTCTGAAGTTTGTGCTGCCGGCGAGATTTTCTCATTTCTTGAGCCACTTCAAATCTTTCCATTTCAAAAATCGGCTCATGTTTTCCTCGATAGACACTTCCCTTATACGGAATCATCCCGATATTGACCGGACTTGTCAAAATGTTCCTGACCACCCTTTCGCTTGTGTAGCCTAGGACATCTCTGATCTTGGCATCCGAATATCCCGACAAGTACAAATCTAATGCCTGCCTTGCCTGCTCCGCTCGTTCCGGTATAGGAACCAAAATTCCCTGTTCCCTGTCGTAGTTATAGCAATAAGGCAAGTTTCCACCGCCCATCCAGAATCCCTGTTTCACGCGTTCCAGCATTCCGCCTCGCATTCTAAGCAGCATTGTGTTTTTATCAAGCTGAGCGAACACTGCCATCATCTGTGTATATGCCTGCTCCATTGGGCTGTCGTAACTCACGCTGTCATGGACACACTTGAATTCTACGCCATTTGGAATAAATATTCGTTCAATCAGATAGATTCCATCTACCATGCTTCGTGATAATCGGTCAAGTTTGAATGCCACTACGCATTTAACTCGTTTTCTGGTGCAATCATTGATAAGTCTTTGTAATCCCGGTCGGTTCATGTTCGAGCCAGTAAAACCATCGTCTTCATACCAATTCTTGATTATCAGTTCATTTTTTCGGCAGTAGTTCTCAATATCACGCCGCTGACTGTCCAGTCCGTTTCCTTCCTCTGCCTGTTTCTCTGTAGATACACGCAAATATGCAACACATTCCATGCGTTTTCCTCCTTTGTGTAGAAAATGTGCCGCACATATCATGTTACGACACATTCTACACCACATTATTCATTTGGTCAATCCAGACACATCATGATTAACTCCACAATTTCCTCCGGCAGTTCGATTTTTTCAATGTCAACCGGTTTACCGTCAAGTGTTACGATTGCCATACGATCACCCCTATTTCACAAAATCAAAAATATTCATTTGTCCTTTCAGTTCTTCCTCGTGTTCTTTTGTGAAAAATTTGCAGGCAACGGAATTTGGATTCCACGGAACGTCCAGTTCATAGTTCCGGCATTTCCCAGTCTTCTTACCCGGAATGTAATCCGCACATTCCATGCAGATATGTTGCCAGCAAGTCCCGCCAGATCTTCGGTACATTTCGCTTACTTTTCTCATTTTTCATCTCTTCTTTCTGCGTCCTGCCATTTCCTCGAATCGTCCGCTTTTGATACAGTCCCTTGGATCACATTTTCGGCTGTGACCCTTGTTCAGAATATAATTGCATACCGACGTAGCCAGGAACGTATTGTTTTTGCTTGTCTTGGAAAAGTATCTGCATTTCATGCACTGGTTTTTCTTCAGCACATTAATCTCTGCTTCACTTAGAAACCCCCACGATTTCCTCATTTTGCTCCTTTCTGGATAGCTGCAATCATGTTATTTCTTGCTTCCTCCGCGATATGCTCTCTTACGGATTCTTCCGGAAACGGGATTTCATAAGACCGTTCCAGAATCCTGTTCGTGATTCGATCATCATACGGAAGTTGCGATATGCGATAATTACTTGTGAAGATAGTGATTTTTCTATCCACATACCGTCCATTGATAATCCCATAGAATTTTTCGTTAATCCAATCTCTCCCGGAATCCGCTCCGAAATCATCAATAATCAAAATGTCTGCATATGTTAGATCACGAATCAATTTGCTTTCCGTCGCATTGTCACGAGCTGACCATGTGGACTTGATTTCTTCAAGAATTTTCAATGAAGTGGTAAATTTAACTGATTTCTGATATTTCTGCATCAGTTCATTAGCCATACTACACGCAAGCCTTGTCTTTCCAGACCCTTTTACGCCAGAGCAGATATATAATCCCATCCCTTGCTTCTGCATCTCTCCGATATGTTCAAGCCAGTACTTCACAGCTTTTGCAGCCTGGGTGAATGTCTCCTTACTGTCTGGAGATTGATACACATTGCTTCTCAGGTTCGCAAAGGTGCAATCTTTATACATTTCTGGCATTTCCGCGAACTGTAATTGATTCTGCAAGATTATTTTCTTACGAATTCCGCAGGGACATTCCTCGCAATACGGGATTCCGTCCTCATTCCTTGACCATATCCATCCAGTGCCGCCGCATTTAGGGCAATCAGTCTGCGAATGGGGTGTCTGACTCGTCGCTTCCATTCCACTGATCGAATGGGATAAGTGGTTTGACAGGTGTTGTAACTGTTCTGCAAGTTCCATGCTGCCCCTCCTTGTTGTAGTTTCCTTCCAACGTCTTAAGAAAATTATTTGGTTTAACAAACCAGTCAAATGTTATCATCCATCCGCGGTTATTCTCCCCTCGAAGGAAATCACTCTTGCGGACGTTATTGATCGCATTAAGGACTTCATCAATTCCGTATTCACGGATTCGCCCTTTAAGTAACTGGCATCTTTTTGATGACGGTTTAATATCACGAATCGGATTGATGCCAACTTCCTGTAATTTGTTCCATTCCTCGATGACACGTCGGACATCAGTCTGACATATAGTATCTTTAGATACTATTAATTTATTATCTTTCTCTTTATCTATATCTATATCTTTATCTAAACCTTTATCTGCGTGCGTCTTTGTTGCGTCTTTGTTGCGTCTTTGTTGCGTCTGCCGTCCAGAGCGTTCTATCAACCGAGTATCATCAATCGGATTCCCACCCGTCAAAGAGTAACTACCGTTATCCTTTAAAAGCAGCATTTTCTTTTCGTCTGTATATGATGTTTCAGCATACCGATCTCTTGACAAAGTGTTGTGCATTCTCCAATGCTTAATTACAATCACGCCGTCCTCAAATGTAAGAACAAACCTTTTTGCAATCAATAATCGCAGGTCATCTTCACTTGCTCCTATGATTTTCATTATTCTTTTTGTATTTCCAATGAATCCATCATCGTCAGCTCTCATGTTAAGATGAAAATATAAGCACTGAGTTGACAACGGCATCTCCAGGAATGCATCACTGTCAACGATTTTCATTGTAAACATTCGCTTCTGAGCCATTTATCTATTCCTCTTCTCTCCAATCTAATTTCTGTCCGCATCTAGTACAGTATTTACTAACAATATCTATGTTGTAATTACAATTTGGGCAGTTACCGCAAGCACCAACTTTTATTTTTTTGCCTACTCCGAAGTCTAAATATGTTTCGCTCAAGTTGTTCACTTTCCTCGGAATCTGCTTCTCAAGTGCTTTAATAGCTTCTTGTCTAGTTTCTAAATCAACCATAACTAATCCGTCTGGAAGTTCCGGGTATCTTAATTTTTTGATTGTTTCTTTATAATTATCCTTTACTAATTCAAAATATTCTTCTTTCCATTTCAGAACATTATGGAAATCATATGAACTATATCCTACGTGGTAATAATCCTCGCCAACTTTCTTGTATTTTAATTCAAAATATGGCTTGTCATCTACGATTCTAAAAATCTGTTCTAATTCCGTTACAATTTCCTTTTGAACTCCAACAGGAATACTTGCTTTTTCCATTTTGTTAATCCTCCGCTCCAAACATTTTTCTTAAACTATGCTGATATTTTTTCACTGTTCGTTCAGGAATGTTATAAATTGGTCTTAATTTGCATCTTTCTTTGTAGCCATCGCATCTTGTTCCGAAAAGAATAACATTTCTACATATACCGTCTTGACTAGCACAACATTTATTCATTCTTCATCTCCTTCAACTGTTTTACTGCTTTTCTATAATCCCTATTCGCAGACCGGAACATCATCAAGAGTATTTCAGATACAGGCCTTGTCCGATTTCTTCGCTTTGCTTTTTTGATGCATGTAAGATCATTTGCTTCCGGTACATATATTCCTACATAATGTGGAATTTCAAGGGATACCGTAGCGTATACATCTGTCGGCATAACCAGGTAGTTATAATCGCCAATAAAATTCAACCCATGACCAGAACGAAAATCTTCAGCTGATGATTTAACCTCATAACAATAGCAGTCACCTTTTTCTATCCCGGACACGCTATTATTCACCGGCACGAACCGCATATAATCCACCCTTACCGCATGATCTGTCGAATAATCGAATGTCACTTCTTTCGCCCAATAAATACGTGGATCATTGTGAGGATTTATTTTCTTTTCGATCATTGCTGATAGTTTTGCTGTAATCTCAGGTCTTGTCATTTTGAATCTCCTCCAACTTCTTCTCGGCTTCTTTGCGGGTGAGGAACCATGTTTTCCCGTATTCTACGTCAACGCAAATTACATTCGGGGCATGAATACTGTCTTTATCACACTGTACAAACCAACCACTTTGTGAAAATACAATGCTGTAAACTTTTTGATGATACACTCTGTTATTTGCTTTATATCCATTCAGAACATTTAAATCGTAATTCGCTTTGCTCGGAATCTTATAAATATCATCACCGATTTTAACTGGCAATCTCACAAGCAAGCCCTGTTCTTCTGCATTTCTCCACGCTCTAATTTCTTTTGCCATTTCTGCTTTAGACATTTTTAAAGGCTTAAATTTAGGCTTTAATAATTCCTCTCCTGTCCACCCACTATTGATTCTGCCTGTAAAAGCATTTTGTGAAATTCCAATTTGTCTTGCCCATTCAGAAGTTGTTTTCGTTACCCCGTTTATCGTTACATAATTATTATTTCTTCTATTGTTCGCCTGTTCTTCTGGTGTTGCCCACCGACAATTATTAGGTTCGTAATTTCCATTTACGTCTATTCGATCAATGCTGCGCCCTTTTTCCCATCCATTTTCAACTGCCCATTTTTGGAAATTGCTATGTCCTTCTTTTTTATCCATCCACTCGTCACAAACTTTAATACCACGTCCACCATAATCTTTATAAAATTTTTCTTCTGGATTATAGCAACGTCTTTTCATATCACAAAGTTTTTGTTGCAAAATATGTCGTTGCTTTTCTGTTAATCTCTCCATCTACTCCACCTCTTTCAACTTCTCCGCTGCCAGCTTCGATGTATCTACAAACATCTGCAATCCGCTCAATAAACTCTCTTACTGTCATTTCTTTTGTCCCGAGAAGTTCTGATGCCTCATAGAAAGCAAAGTCTGATCTGACACTTGCCGAATAAGTTATATCATATTCATAAAATTTTAAAATGTCTGGAAAATATTGTGTTTGTAATGGCTCACAATGGTCTTTTCTATACCAATGAAATTCCTGTTTCTCAGCTTCTTTGAGAAGCATTTCATTTTCTTCTTTTGTCCTGACCAGAACACATGTGTTTCTTAAATTAACCATCTACTTCACCTCTCCTTTCTCAATCCATTTCCACCAGAGAACCACATATACTGTTTTTTTAAAAAATAAACCGTAACACTCTTTATGGATTGAATCAAAATTCTCTCGTCCAATCTCCATCGCTCTTTTCCGTGCCTGATCTAATGTTTTGCACGGCTCTTGACACAAAAACCACATGATTATTCCACCTCTCCTGTAATTTCTCTCAAACAAGCATTCCAGCCAACCGCAATAATATCTTTTTGTGATTCTACATTGTCGATTGGAACGATATACTCTTTTTTCTCCGGCAGTGGCTTCAGCGGACACCACTCTGGTCTTGATTCACTTTCGTAATCATAATGCTCTTCTGTTATAAGTCTCATGTCACTATCTAAGCACTCAGCTAGTTCACAGCATCCCTCATATTCAAAATTGCCGCAGTATTCAGTCCCGAACGGGCAGTCATAACAGTTTTTCGGTGTATCCATCACTAATGCTGATTTATTCATTCAACTCCACCCTCCTTCACAAGCCCGATTGCTTTATCTAATGCCAGTTTGTCACACATTTCGCCATCCCAACAATCATTGGAATAGTCGCAGAATCCGCATTGTGCATCTGTACAAGCTCTATATTCCTTTTCTTTGATGGATTCAATCTGCTCTACAACCTTGTCCACATCAAAAGCCGTCGGCTGTTCATCAATTATTTCTTTAATTGATTCCAAACATAAACGGCACATATAATCGTTGTCTTTTTTTTCTTCTTCGATAGCTTCTTTTAGCTTATCTGCATCTATTAAGCGCATTTTTATTCCTCCCATACTCCCAATAACCGCATTCTCTCATACAGTACAGCGACGGTCTTGCGTCTGTATCCGTAGAAGTCTTTCGGGTTCATCGGGATATATCTTTCTCTGCTGATTTTCCTGTAACTCTTCCGGTGCAGGATATTCTCGATAATCATATCCGCTATCACCGTGTTTTTCGGGCAAGCTGACAAGGCAGCACTGGAAAGCAGGTATCCGTACTCTGCCGGGAAGTCTTTCAACATCGTATTCAGTTTTTCAATATCCTCTGCCGGAATACCGTAGTCTTTCAGCTTTTTATTCCTTGTCAGCATACCGTTTCTCCTTTCTAATCGTCTGGATGGTGCTTATCGTACATGATTGCTGCACATGCAAGACCAGCCACTCCAAATATGATTCCAAGGGTGAATCCTAATAAGAATGTAATCATACTCTGTCCTCCCTATATGGTTTTGGATAGTCCATCCATGCAACTACTGTTCCGCCTAAAACTTTTTTATCCGTTCTCCAAATTCCATCAGTAGTATGTGCCTGCTCTACTAACACTGTCCCATCATCGAATACAACTGTAGCAATCACATATTTAGATGTTTTTTCGAACATTCCTCTTTTCCAGTTATCCGTTCCTTTAAACTTTGCAAATATGGAATCGTGTTCTTCCGGCAATCTCTGGCTGACCGGAATCCAGCCATTTTCTTTCTCGTCATGTTCTAGGTCAGCAAGAAGTAATTCTACAATTTTTGAGATATTATTTTTCGAGAAATAAGCTCCGTTCCCTGCGTTTTCCACCTCATTCTTCAGTTGAATTAATCTGTCTTCGATATGGCTCATATTATCTCATCCTTTCTCAATGTCCGCTTCTTACCATGCAAAACAGCAGTT